ATGTCCTACTCCGACCCCAGGCATTGCCACCACCAGCGCGTCACCCAATGGCTCGCCGCGATACGGCAGCATGCCGCCTGGCTGTACGCCGCGGATGAGCAGTACCTGTATCTGGTGGCCGAGGCAAACGAACTCTATCAGTGCGGAATCGTTGGCCTGCAGGACCGCCACGACATGGTCACCGACGCCTTGGGGATGTACGGATGGGCGATCGAGCACGGCATCACGCGCGAGACGCACTACTGCTCTGACTGCTGCTACGACGTGCTCGACGGCGGCGTCGTTGTCGGGAGTGTGGACGACGAGGGCATCTACCACGGACCTGCACCCGAGCGACAGCGCCTGGGCTGCATCAGCCTGGATCCGCTGGATGGAATGACCTATCTGCGCCTGGGACAGGCGCTTGAGCGCGCCGGCGTCGTGCGCGGCCTGCTGATCGAACTCGACGCCGGCGGCACGCTGCAACTCGCCGAGCAGATCCCTGATAACTTCCGGCCATGGCGGTGGGCCTGACTTTCAGCGCTCGGCCTCATAAGCCGCGACGCCGGTCCCTACCGCCCGCCATTCGTCCTGCGGCATACGCGAATCACAGATGAATACCTCGACCTCCCCGCCTTCTTTCGGCTCCGCAGGCCGAATAGCAGCATGCCGGAGAATCGTCTCCATGTCCGGTACGTAGCTGCTCTCCGAGCCGTGGAACGACCAGATGCCATGTTTCCCAGCGCTGCCCACCTGGTGGTCGAGTTTCACCGACCAGCCCTTGAATCGAATGACCAGCATGCCCTGCCCTCGTAGGAAAAGGCCGTAGTCTACTCCTAATCCTGACAGGCCTGATTCGCAGCCAGGAGCTGCGCCTCGTAACCAATCCGCTGCCGCCGCTCGGCCAGCAGCGCACGGACCTTGGTCTGTAGGTCGTCGCTCTTCTTCAGCCCAGCCGCTGCCCATGCCGGCACCTCCACCGCCGGCACCCGGCACGGCACCGCCACCGGCACTTCTACGCGCACCGTGCGCGGCTCGGCTTCCTGCCGGCCGGCGCATCCCGCCAGCGCAACCATCACCAGCATCAGCACCACCCTCATAGCCCCAACTCCTGATCAATGACCGCCTCGGCAGCCGCACACTGCTCGCCGGCGGTTCGCTGGCTCAGCAGGCGCCGGGCTCCGGCATACTGCTCCGCGGCCTGCTGCCGTCCCCGATCCACAGCCTGCGCGGCATCTCGGGCGCGCTGCTCACCAGCCTGACGCAGCGCGGCAATCTGCCCGCCCTGCTCCACTACTGCGGCCTCCAGGCTCCCACGAGCGGAACGGCAGGCAGCCAGATCCGCCAGCGCAGCATCGAGCTGCGGCCGGTAGTGCCGCGCGCCGATCCAGACACCGCCAGCGGTGCCGAGGCCGACCAGTAGCAAGCAGGCCAGCGCGACCGATAGAACGCGGGCGGAGATCACGACAGCACCCTCTTCGCCCGCTCCCACAGCGCCAGGCGCTCCGCCTGGCCGTTGAGCCCACCGTTGATGCGCCGAGTGATGGCGGCGAACTCGCCGCGGTCGGCCAGGTCGTTCAAGCCGTGACTGGCCCACCACCAGGCCGCCGAGATCGCCGCCCACTCCGGTTGCTCGAGAAGCTCGGGTTCCTGCTCCAACGGCTGGCCCAGCCCGGCGCCGGCGGCGCGGTAGTTCGCCCGGCCGGTGATCTGCAGCAGCCCGCGCCCGCGGTAGCACCAGCCATCGCCGGACGCCTCGTCGCCATTGCCGTTGCGCGAGGCGTAGGCGTTGTTGGCGACGGCTCGGGGGTTGCGCGCCAGGCGCTGCGCCAGGGCGTTGGGCTGGCCGTCGGCGCCGAGGTACCGGCTCGGCCAGGTCGCAGCCAGGCCGCGGGCGCTGTAGTTGAGGTTCTCCACCAGCCGGGTCAACTGGGCGCTCTCGTGCCCGATCTGCGCCAGGAACGCCGCCGCGCGCACCGGCGAAGTGATACCGAAGCGCGTCATCCCGCGGTTCAGCGCACCAACAAAAACGCCGGCTCGAGGGCCGGCGTTCGGGAGGACATGCAGCAACTGCTGCTCAGTGATAGGCATACGCTCTCCTGAAATAAAAAAGCCCGCTTAATGCGGGCTTCTAACTAGCGACCTTTTGACAAGGACAATTCTGGAGGTCTCTTTATATGCGCCAGGATATTGTCCTTCTCTTTTGACACAAAATATTCAGCACCAGCTTTAGAAAGATGATTACTGTCGCTGTACAAAATTGCGTCGTTCGCAATAGATTTGCAGAACCCATCATGACAGAAAACATCATGCGGATTTATGAAGAGCACGCCAGGTATTTTTGAGACGTCGGCAAGAGCCTTGTTAATCGCTACAGACCTAACATCCGAATAGGGAATGCCAATTTTCGAAAGACAGTAGCCTCTCGCAAAGCTCGGTCGGTTGTAGCACCCGGCAATATCCGGAGAGCCAGCACCAGGCACATTTCCGATCACGATCATTTTTCGCGATCCGATCCGGCTCTTGAGTTCACGTATCTTCTCGATAAGCAGGCTGTATCCACCAGCGCCTTTACTATCTGGAACAGGTACGTGCCCAGGGTTTGTCGCAGCTATCGTTAACTGGTCAACCCATAGTTGAGCTATCACAAGAACCGCCTTTGGGTTTCTGTCCAGAGCCGCAAGCGCATCATCGAGTGCTGCCGAGCACAGCGAATCCCAATCGGTTCCGGGCGTCAACCTGGTCATACCGGGAAGCAGAATGCAGCTAACAGAGCTTAGGTAAATGTTGAGCTTCTCTGGCGTGCCGAGGACTTGATCTAGTCCGTATGCATACTGTCGTGCATGGCTATCACCAATAACAACCACATCCGCAATACCTCCCCCGCTAATCCATCCCCTCTCCTGATATCCGTTTCCTCCATACTGGTCTATGTGGAATTTCTTAGAATCAGCCAGTTGAGCAGCAATCCCTTTTGGCGGTTCGGATACTCGCCACGTCCAGCCTGAATTTCCCCATGCGGTTGCAGATGGAACCACAAGAAGACAAGAAAGCATCAAGCAGGACAAGTTGAAACCGTTACTGGATATAGTCTTGCCACTCTGGCTGCGAAATGGAGTTTCAACGAACCTGAACAGCAGATATCCGAGCGCAACAGACACTAGGACAATGGCAACCTTAGCAGATAGCGATACATCCCCTGAATAATAGTACTTATAGAATACGATAATCGGCCAATGAACCAAGTATATCGAATAACTAATTTTCCCGAGGAATACAAATGGCGACGTAGATATTGTTAGCCTGGAAAAATAAGAGCCGGAAGAATATATTACAAGAGCAGACCCCACGCATGGAATCAATGCGTTATAGGTTGGGAATGGAGTCAGTGCATTGAAATCAAAAACAGAGTATCCAATCAGCGCAACGCCTGATGCGAAAAGAAAATTATGAACAGAAGAAGATTTAACTTTTGGAAGAAATACAATGATAGCACCCAGACAAAACTCGAAAACGCGAAATGGCGTTAGATAAAATATTGTCGATGCGCCATCAGAGAACCACCCAGATACAACTGTTCCAGCCCATGAAACAAGGACGCTAGAACCATCAATGAAGGAAATGTTTCCTAGAAGGCTAGCAATACCGGAAATCAAGAGGAACGAAACCACTCCCTTGGAACCAAATCTCTTTCCAAAGAAAACGACAAGAATTGGCCAGAATATATAAAACTGTTCCTCTACAGATAGAGACCATGTATGTAGAAGAGGCTTGAAATCAGACGCGGTATTAAAATAACCGCTCTCACTCCAGAAGTAAAAATTAGACAACGAGAATAGAGAGTAAATAACCTCTCCAGAAAATCTACTTAAATGCTCTGGACTGAAAAAAAGGTTTGCACAAATAAAGCTGACCAAAACTGTTACGAATAACGCAGGAAAAAGGCGTCTCACGCGCCTCGAGTAGAACCTATGGTAGTCAAAGGTTCCAGTGTTTGAGACCTCCTTGTAAATCAACTGAGTGATCAAGAAACCACTGATCACAAAGAAGACGTCAACGCCAACGAATCCGCCAGCTAGAGAGCTAAATCCTGCGTGGAACAGGAGCACGCTCATTACAGCAATTGACCGCAGCCCGTCAACCCCTGGAATGTATTTCATTGATGACACCGCGAGTTCTCCATGATCGCCGCCGTGAGGACCGGCGATCATGGCACAACGGCGCTAGCGTGTCATATAGGAAAAGCTGCAATGCAACGTATCACCCTGTGCCCACACCATCGGAGCCCCGGCTCTGACCTGCTGGGAGCCGACAGAAATCGTGATGTAATCCTGATCTGCACCAATTGCGGCCCATCCCGTGAAATCCGCACCAGCGCTGGAGTCATATATTCGTACAGGGAAGCCTCGCTGGTTAAATGACAGGTGACCAGGGAATGGCAAGGAAAACCTATATGACGAACCGCTATCACCAAATACTGTTGTAGAACCGGCAATCATTTCTATTTCAACCAAGCATTGATGACCGCACCGAATATAGTTCCCAGTCAACGTCCCATTTCCAATTGAGGGTGTAGCTGAAGTCTGAGACCAGATAGGACTATATGTTCTTCGCTGAACGTACACCGAGTTGTATTGGCAATTCGACCTGTTTTCTATTAAAGATGGAACGGTGCAGGACGGGCCGATATTTATCCCTTGCGCAGATTCAAGAGCAACAGGGCCAGCGAAGGCAACGCCGTCTATTGAGTGATCAGCACCTCTGATTGTTGTCGTAGCACCAAGAGTTGCGCATCGTCCATTGGAGATATGAAACAACGCGGAGGTTGCATCAAATCTCAGGTCTCGAACATAGAACTGAGTCAACGATCCGCCATTGCCCGCCCCAGGACCAAGAGCAAAATTCGCCCCACTTAGCCATATCCCGCGGAAAAAGCGCGGGTGAGGTGTAGTATCGCCGGCAATCGCGATACCAGCATAGAGAGAGGTATCGAGTGGATATCCCTCGAACGCCGTTACGTTGGCTCCTCCCCCCGCATTAAGGGCGAAATACAGAGGCTCCCCCCCCATATTCACGGCGCGGCAACGCACCAAGTTCTGGCTGAAACCAGACGGAACAACAAATCCTTTCCCTGTATACGTAGCGCCCACGCCTTCTAGGTTGATGTCGGTAATAGTGCCGAGAGTAGAAACTTCGATCATGTCGATGTCCGCACCCTTGCGAATCGTCGTCCCTCGCTGCCCTCCGCGCCCATACCACTTCTGGCTCTGAAGCTGAACTAGCTTTCGAGTGATGATGAAGTCAGGGACGTCAAAGAACACCTCTCCGCCAGCCCCAGCCGCAACAATCGCGGCCTCGCATGCGGAAGTACCGTCATCTCCTCCGCCGGCTGGCCAAAACGAACTGATCGCAATGCGCCGAGCAGAACGTAGAGCCTGCAGTTCGTACCCAACCGTATCTGATGGGTACGTTTCCGCCGGATCGTAACCCATCATTCCGGCGCCACCCGGAGCTCTCAACTGCTGACGCAGCGAGCGGTCGACCTGGGCAACCAGCAGACTCTCGTCGGTGGCCCAGTTCCCGCTGAGGCTGACCGGGAAATCTGCTGGCCGCTTAACGCTGTAGAGATTCCCGTCGCGCTGGATCAGTTGGGTCGGGCGATCAACAATCAGCGGAGAGCCGTCGACATACTCAAGGAAGCCTGGCTCGAATCCCTGCGCGGCGAGCCAATCGGCAATCCACTGCACAATGCCCCGCCAAGACTTCTCTTCACCCCCAATTCGATTCGTCCAGGTCAGGGCCTGGCCATTCATCGCAAGGTCAAGGTTCGCAGTGTTGTCAGACAGATCACGGAAGTCGGAAGACCCATTCGGCTCGACCGGGTTCATGGTGTTGTAACGGACGGGCATGGCTGCTCCTAGAAAGCAAAAACCCCGCACAGGGCGGGGTTCTTCATGGGGGTGATGTGTTGGCGGTCAGACCGCCTCAGGCGGCGCGGTGGCGTTGTCGTTGACGTAGAGCCTCTCGTCGTAGTTCACGCCGCGGACAGAGCAGCTCTCGAGGCCCTTCGGGTCCACACCGGTGATCAGCACTGGATGGATGCGTCCGAACAGGAGATGCGGCGGCTCGCGCGCCCAGGACAGGTCAGGGACGAAACCGAGTGACGGTACCAGCATCCGGCGGTCGTCGATTCGCGATGCACTCCAAGGGCCGTCTACTCGACCATCCGGCTTGCGAAGCGCAACCCTGGCCGTTTCCATAGCAGCCCAGTCCAGAGGCTCGCTGCTCTCCAATACAAAGCCAGTGTCTTGAGGGGCGATCGACTTCAGGAATGCGCTCTGGCCACTCCCCGGCGTGTCATCCGACACAGCGGCAAGGCTGAGATAACCGCTGTTGTTCGCGTCGAGTTCCGTCTCGAACGAGTAGTTCCAACGCCGGTAGCGCTGCTCTGCCGCTCGGCGCATACCCTTCTGATAGGCCTTGTTGACGTCGCTCACCCCGACCGCGCTGACCTTCTCGGGCTTCAACCCCAACTGGCCAGGCAGGCGGCATGGAACGGTCTTTTTCTGGAACGTGCGGCCGTCGATGTACTCGACGTCGACACCGTCGTTGTCGTCTGGAGTTGGCGTGCTGAAGGTTCTGGACAGCGACCCCTTCATGTTCTGTGCCGAGTAGGCCCAGACCTCGCCATTCGCCGCCGGCGTGGTGTAGAGATGATCGACACCCTCGCGCAGTCCATCACGCACCGGACGCAGCCGACCACGCCCAATGGTCAGTTCAGAGAATCCCGCGGCGAGGATGTCGCCCAGCACTTCCTTCACCGTCGACGTCGACTCGTACTGGTGATCGAACGTGTCGCCTCGCTGCGCCCAGATATCGGCCAGTGCATCGATCTCGACCAGGTCGAGGTCTGCATCCTCGTAGCCGACGGACTTCGCGACGTAGCAGAACGGCGCCACAAGATCCCGGACAGGCCGCGGCTCCGTCCACGCGCCGTTCTGGCGCGTCGGGAGTATCCGGGTACCGATCACCGAGACCCGATTCTCCGACTGCGCACCCAAGCGGCCGCCGCCGGCGACCGCCACTGAAATGACGGTCATTCCGGGGTACGACGACGGGCTTGCTAGCCTGGCCCGTAGGCCGTACCACTGCACGGTGTCCTGGATGGTGGTCTCGGTCGATTTCGCACCGATCCGACGCATCCTGACCTCAGGGCGCATTGCATACGGCAGGTTGATGCGGCGCGTGAACGCGATCTGGTCCAGAGTCGCACGGCTGATGGTCTCTCGGTACGAGGTCCATGCGCCGGCCAGGGCCATGTCGCGCCACTGAAGCTCGATCTCGACCTGCCAATTGAAGAGCCGCCCCTTCTTATCCACGCCGCCGAGGCCTTGCGGGAACATGTAGTCGAACTCGATCGCGGTGGCTTTCTCGGCCTCCGGGTTACCTGCGAACGGGCCGGCCCAGTCTCCCTCCAGCGTGGACCCGTCCAGTTTCAAGACCGCCGAGTTGCTCTCGATGTAGTCGAATCCAGGCCAAGCAGTGTCGTCGGAGCCGGTATCGGTCAACCGGTCCAACACCAATTGGCTGGAACTCGCAGCGGTGATCCGGTACCGGAGCCCGCGGTATCCAATACACGCCCAGCCGGTGCCGTACTGCAATCCAGAAACCGCGGCACCGCTGGTGGTGTTGAGCGTCATCGACGCTGGCGTAGAGCCAGCGGGCGCGGTGTAGCTATTGACGACGTAGATGCCTTCGTTCGCCCCGGTGACCTCGATAACCATGCCTGGGAAAGCGCCGAGCTGCGCGAGCGGGCCGGAGATCGTGTCTCGGCCGCCCACTCCGGTGCCGGCGGTGACGTTGTACTGGTACATCACCTCGACGCGGACGATCATCCCGGCAGCCCAGCCAGTGGGGAACTGGCCGGCCCCGACTGGAACAGTGACCAGGTCGCCGTCGAACTGGTATGCCTGGGCGTTTGCAGACTGGTCGACCGTGGTGGTTGTCCGGAGGTCGATCCCTGCGGTGCCCGTCGCCGTGGCGCCGACCTCGGCAACCGAGTGCCACCACTCCGCAGCCGGGTCGCCGGCCACGCTCTCACCCGGCCGGTAGATGCGGTAGCGGGCGTTATTACCGAGCGAGATGATCGGCGTGTCGCCGATCATGATGTCGCTGGGGTGAATCTCGTAGTCGCCGATCCCGACCGCCAGCAGCATCTGGACCCACTCCGTCCGCTCGCTGGGAAAACGCCGGCACTGCGGAACGATGTAGTCTGGGTAGATCTTGTTCCGGCCAAACGCCTCCCGGACGATGTCGCCGTAGCGGACCTGGTTCGCCTTGGTCCGCGCGCTCTCCAACGGGTCGCCCTGGCGCGGGTTCTGGGTGCTCGGCATCTTGATCCGAGGCATGAACAACCGAAACAGCGCCTGGGCGCTCTTGATCGCGGCGATCGTGATCGAGATCGGATCGATGCCCTTCGGCTCTTTCCAGATGTGGACCTCGTCGTCGGGTCCGATCTCGGTCACGCGCCAGCGGCTGAAGTGGACGAGCCGACCGTTGACCGAGATGGTCACCGGATTCAACTCACCCCGGCGGATGCGACGCCGATTACGGCGATAGCTCGCCACGTTCCCACGCAACCAGGTGTCGATTGGCATCCGCGCGCGGACGGGGTACTGGCGCAGCGGCTCAGGATCCAGCTTGTTCGCGAAGAATTCGATCACGGTAGAAGATCACCCGGGTGAAGTTTTCGAGGAAGTCCTGCAGGCGCACCAGGCGGGCGCCGGACCCTGGATTGATTTCGAGTACTTGCAGCCGCCCTTCCCTGGCCACGACCAGGGCGACGTGGACGCAGACCGCCCCATCCATGCCGGCAGCGATGGCGCCGGCGAACGGTTCGCACTCTTCCAGGGCGGCCTGGACCTGGCGCTGGTAGGCGCGCTGGAAATGGCGCGGGCTGGTATGTCTCACCTCCCCGAAGCTGGAGAGCATGGGCATGCCGTAGAGCTCATGACGCGCCAGCCGGGTGAGTCCCCAGCAATCGACGCGCGGCAGCTCGCGCCCGCCGTCCTCGTAGACGGCGGCGAGATATCGATCGAGCATGGGTCAGCCTTCGTACTTGATGCAGGGTGCGTTCTGGGAGTTGAAGTCGACGCGGGGCCAGCGGGTGCCAATCAGGTCGAAGTAGCCGGCCTGAATTTCGGCATGATCGACCTCCAGCACGCCGCTCTTGACGGTCATGTGGTAGTCGCGCTTCGGTCTGGAGAGGTCCGTGCTGAGATAGAGCCGCATGGTCAGCCGGACCCGCTTCTCTGCATCGACGGCCTGCTGGATCAGGTTCTGGGCCTTTCCGGTCACGCCGTCGATGGCAAAGGTGATCGTCTGGTTCCCGGTGTTGTCCGACTTCGGCAACGAGGCATCGATCCCTCCAGCCTCGTAGGTCAGAGTTCGGCCATCCTCGGTGCCGGCGGTGACATTGTCGTAACCGTGGGTCAGCAACACCGGCGCCGGCCATGCATCACAGGTGATCTCGAGGGTTGGAATCAGCACCTCGTCTGCCGGCGAAGCAAAGGCAACTTCGAGCGGGTCCATCTTATGCCTCCGGCCAGTGGCCATCGCGGTTCATCGCGAGATCCAAGATGTTCATGTTGAACCAGTAGTCCGGGAACTGCTCCCAGCCTGGCGGCATCAGGGGGCGTTCGCGCAATTCGAGCGTCGCGCTGTACTCCCAGCGCCTGACCTGGACCAGTTCGGCCCCCTCATACATGCCGAGAATTCGGCAGGTGTACGGCAGGAAGCCCAGAGGCGTCTGCAGCATCGCTTCGAACCACTTCGTTCCGTCCACCAGGGTGCGAGCGAACCACGCCTCGAAGAAAGCGGCCTGCTGGCTATCCATGTTCCAGGTGACTTTTGCCCTGGTCGGCACGCTCTGGGTTCGCCGTCGTTCTCGGACGTATCCCGAAGCCATCGGGGTCGACAGCTTCGGGTTCGTCGTCTCGAAGGTGTATCCCTGTTGCAGCGGGTGCGGCAGTTGCGCCGGATACTTGATGATGTCGTCGCTCATTACCGTCCCACCGTGGTGACGCCATATTTACCGGCCATGACCTGATGTACCTGTCCATCGCCTTCCATGCTCCCGCACACGACGTCGAGCACCCACTGGGCGTTCTCCATCCTGACGTTTGCCTGGGTGCCGGGCGGCGCATTGAAGATGTTGACCTCCGGCGCTAGACCGGCCGAAGCGGTGGCACCACTGGACGAGCTTGACGCAGCGCTGCCGCTCGGGATCCGGTCGTTGGAGTTGATAGCCTCGAGCAGCGATCGATTCCGCCTGGTCGCCTCGGCATTTACCACGAACTCGCCGTTGCTGAGCCAGCGGAGGTTGCTGTCGGAGGTACCGGTGCCGGCGCCGTTGACCATCCCACCAGTGGCCAGGCCTGGGATCACCGCCAGCGACGATGCCAGGGCCGTGGTGCTGGTGAGCGCGGCCGACGCGGGGATAGCAGCGCCGCCGAGGGTCGCAATCGACGCAAACGCCGCCGCCGGCGCCCAAGCCGCGGCGGTTGTGCCTGCCATGGCGACCGTGGCAGCGGTCTGAGAAGCGCCCAGGGTCATGGCTAGCACCGCATTCGCGGCCAACTGGACACCCATCTTCACGAAGCCGGCGATGATGTTCTTCAGAACCTCTTTCCCGAGGTCGCCGAGCGTGCTCAGCGAGAAGTTCAGGCTGGTGATGCTCTCGGATATCCCGCTGGTTAGGGTCTCGAAGGCGCTGGAGAAGATGCTCTGCGTCTGCCCCGCGACATTGGCGGCTTGCGCGCCGAAGTTCTGCACCGCAGCGGTCCAGCCGTTGATGGGGTTGGACATGGCCGCGTCCATCTGGGCCCAGCCCGCCTCCATCGCAGCGACCTGTTGTGGCAGATACTCGTTGGTCAGGTCGATCTGTGCCTGAAGCTCCTGTCGCTGCTTCTCGGTGGTCGCCTGGGCCAACTCGGTCCGCAACTGGAGGACTCGGTCGTTGGTCTGCTGCTCCAGTTGGAGACGCTGCTGGTACCGTTCGGCCTCCTTGCCGCCCATGCCAACCGCCGCGGCTTGCGCGGCGTATTGCTGGCGCTGAATCGAGAGTTGCCGCTCCATCTGCGCCTGGTACTGCTCGGCTGCGGTGAGGCCTTGGGCGCCCTTGATAGCCGCTGCGTAGTTAAGCGACGCCTGCGCCAGGGCCTTGCCGTACTCGACGAGCGTGATTTTGCCCTTGCGCCAAGCAAGGTCGAGCTGTTGCTGCTCCTTGGTTAGGGTGCGCACAGCCTGGCCGGCGGGATCGTACTGGGCCAGCAAGCGGGAGGCGGTATTGTCTGCCTCGCGCACGCCAGTATTCTGGCTGCGGGCCTTCGGCGAGCCCTTCTTCGCCTCACGCTCCTTGATGTCGGCGATCTGCTGCTCGATGTTCTTGCGTGCGACCGCGAATTTGGTCTCTTCCTCGGCGGTAAATCCGCCAGCCTCCATGGCGGCCTTTCGAGCCTTATCGAGTTCCAGCAGTTGCTTCTGGAGCTTCTGGGTCTGCGTCTGCGCGGCGGCGAACGTCGTGTTGATCGTGTCGATGCCCTTCTTGCCGGCCGCCTGGATCGCGTTGTTCGTCGCCTGCTCCAGGTTCTTCGCGCCATCGGCGGCAATCTTCGCCTGCAAGTCAGCGGCGCGCTTATACAGCGCATCGAGGCTGGGCTGGCTGATACCCAGGCCAAACGCGGCCCGGCCACCTCGCCCAATGCCCTTCTGGGCATTCTCGATCTGCTTGTAGACCTTCTGCAGTTGCTGTTCCGGCGACTCGGTACGGCCAATGTCGAGCATGGCATCCCATGCTGACTTCGCGGCACTCTTCAGTCCGTTCCAAGCCTTCTCTACCACCCCCAGGTTCTGCTCCATCTCTGTGGAGCGGCTGGCCAGCGCGTTGGCGTATGCCTCGGTCGCAAGGCGAGCAGCATCCATTGTGCGCCCCTGCTCCTGCAGCGACTGGATATTCGCGTACTGGCTCGCGGTCAGGAAGTTGAGCTGGTCGTCGAGCTTCTTCACCGCATCGACTGGGTTCTTGGCCAGGTCATTGAAGCTGTCGACCACCTCCTCGACAGACTGGTCGGTGACCTTCGACCAACTGATCGCCGCCGCCGCGATCTTCGGGTAGAGGATGGTCAGTTGGTTGCCGGCGCCAGCCAGTTGCGTCAACGCACTGGCTGCTTGGGCTACCGTTGCGTTCCCTGCTCCGACCTGCTGCGCGAAGACCGAGAGTTGGCCGGCAGTGGTTCCGGCGGCGTTGCCGTTCTTGACCAGGGCGTTGGTCAGGCGCGACGACTCCACCGAGCCTTGGTAGAACGCCAGCGCCAGCACACCAGCGGCGGCGGCGGCGATGGTGTAGGGGTTCACCAGTCCAGCGATGTAGCCCCCGACGGCGCGCGCAGCCGGCCCGATTCCACCGAACATGTCCTTGAGTTGGCCGCCCTGCTGGAGCAGCACCGTCAAGGGAGCCTGGCCAGACGACAGGCCGACAACGATGTCCGTGATCTGAGCCGGCAGCATCCGCATGTTCGCCGACAGCGCTTTGGCCGACATCCCCGCGCGGTTCATGCCACCCTCGGCGTCGCCAAGGGCATTGCGCATTGCCTTCAACCGCTCGGTGTACTCCGCCACGGTCTCAGCATCGACCAGGCGCAGGTTCTTGTAGCGAGTGAGCCGTTGTTGCATGTCGTCGAGGCGGTCGAGCGCCGCGACAGTGGGATTGATCTGCCCCAGCAGGCGCGCCAGGCCGGCGCGCTCTGCGTCGAGGTCACTCGCAGCTTCGCGCGCGCCGCGGCCTGCACGACTGGTTGACCGGTCCAGGTTCTGGGTCTCGTCCGCTGCCCGCGACATGTTCGCCGCGATGCGCGACAACTGCGCGTTGATCGCGCTCTGCCCCTGGGAAAACGTGCTGAATGTCGACACCAGGTGCGACATCTGGGTGTTCAACTGCCCAAGTTGCGCGTTCGACTGGGTGATGCCGGTGTCGAGCCGACCGATCCCCTGGCCCACCGACGACATCGCGCTTTCCAGGGCGGCGGCGCGGGAGACAAGCGCCGTCATCTGCGAACTGGTCGATTCCGTCGCGCGTTCGATGCGCGACAGCGACGCAACGGTAGCGGCCGCAGTCTTGCTCATGTTCGAGCCGAGGCGGACAGTCACCTCGCTGAGGCGGGAGGTGCTGCCGGCGGCTTCGTCCCCGCTGCGCTCAACTCGGTCCAGTGCGTCGCTTAGACTGGTCGCGTTCTTCTCAGCGCCCCGGGAGTCGATGATTATTGAGAGGCGACTTTCTTCCGCCATGGCGGTCTCCGGGTTCTTTTTCAGCAGGTTCTGATTGCGCCGCGGCCCACTGGGCGCGGTACTCGTCGTCGAGCGCGAGGACCGCCGCCTCGAACTCGGCGATGGGGATGGCGGTGGGGTAACGGCGGAGGTAGGCGTCGATATCGCGGTGAGAAAGCGGGGCTGGCGCGCCGATCATGCCGATGAACTGTCGGCCCCTGCTGATCCGGTGATAGGCCTCGAGCACCTCGGCGCAGAGGGCGTCTATGCTGGGCTCCGCAGGGACCGGGAGCCCGAACCGTTCATGCTTCCATCGCTTCTTCTCGTTGTCGGGTCCCGCCCAGTCCCGAGCCCAGCGATATACGCTCAGGACTTTCCCACGGTCTCCTGGGTACGCAGATCGGCTCGGACTGCGATATCGGTGCCGGTCTTCAGCGCCAGCCAGTATGCATCGGGGTGCTGGCGCATGAGCGCCTGGCCGCGCTCCGGCGTGTAATCGGCGGGCACTCCGGGTTCCGCCTCGTCCTGCACCCCCTTCCAGTCCTTGATGATGTGCCTGGCCACCAGGCCAATCAGCAGGTCGTCGATATTGTCGAACTGCACATCAACCAGAGTCAGGGGGCTGAACTGGCTGGTTCCGACGCCGGCCTGAGCATCGATCGCCTGCATGTGGCGGTTGATCATCGCGTGGTGGGACTGGAAAAGCGGATCGCCAGTCGACCCCACCAGCAGCGAAAGGTCGGCCTCCGCTTCCACGTCGCAAGGCGAAAGATGCCCCTGCTCGTCCAGTTTTAGATGCAGCCAGCGGGTGCCATACAGGTCGATTTCGGGCTTTTTCTTCAGGGTGATGGCCATGGTGTTCCTCTGCGGTAAAAAGGCCCGGCGCGCACCGCAGGGCGCGCCGGGCAAGGGGTTACGCGGTTACGGTGATCGCGCAGGTGTCGGTCTTGGTCGGGTCCGCCGTGCTGGTGGCAGTAATCGTTGCGGTGCCTACGGCCACGCCGGTGACCAGACCGGTATCGTTCACTGTTGCGATTCCTGCGTCGGAGGTGGACCAGGTGACGGTCTGGCTGGCGCCGGCCGGCAGAACATCGGCTTCCAGGTCTACGGTTTCACCGGCGGCAACCGAGGCGGTATCCGGCGTGACGGTGACGCTTGCGATCACGATCGGCGCGGGCAGGCGGGTGATGGTCGGCGGGATACGGCGCGCGGTGTAGTTCAGTTCGACCTGGACGATTTCCTCGGCGCCGGCATCCGGCCAGGATCCGTTCACCTCCATCTCCGGTAGGCTGATGCGATAGCCGCCGTCGGCGTTGCTGACGGTGAACTCCAAACTGATGGCATCGCCGGTCTGCTGTGCCTTCCAGAGCTGATAGGCCATCTTCGACCAACTGATAGTGATCGAGCCCGACGGCGTGAAGGTCGTGGGAATGATGTTGCCCGGGAACGGGTTGCCGTTGCCGATACAGCGCTGGGTCTGTACTGCGTTGTCAAACTGCAGGTTGAAGCTGTCCACGCAGGCGTTGTCCTCGCCTACCTGGATGCCGTCCAGTTTCAACCCACTGATGTCCTTGAACGAGTAGCGGCGCTGCGCCGGCTCCGGCTGGGCGTTGACGATGAACGAGGTGTCGTCGGCCTTGTCGCTCCAACTGGTGGCAGCGAACGTGGTGGTGACGGTGATCTCGTTGTCACCAGGGAAGTCGAACGCCATCGTCGCAACCTGGGCGCCACGGGCGATACCGGCGACGCCGATATCCGCGGCATAAGTGGCCAGTGAGAACGAGATTCGGTCGTTACCCATGGTCAAAACGTTCGCGAGCCAGTTCTTGCCGAAGCAAGAGGCCATGAACTCGTCCAGCGCCCCGTAGCGCCATTTGCTCTCGATGTCACCGCCGACGTCGACGGTGGTCATGGCGGTGCCCTGGGCCATACGGTCGGCGCCGATTTCGTTGTTGGCCTCGGAGTTGTAGGTCGGTGTCACGCCATTGCTGATGCGGGTGAACGTATGCCAGTCGCCCGGCGGGGTGACGCCTGGGGTTACCTCTTTGATCCAAGCAAGCTGGACCTTCGCGCCGCTACTCATGGGGGCGTTTCTCCTGTGATAGGCGAAAAAAAACCGCCGTGCGGCGGTGGGTGGGTCGGGCTCAACCAGCCCGGTAGGGGATCGTCAGGTTGGCCTGGTACCAGCCGTGCCCATCATCGCCGGGAACGGCTTGGGAGACGGCGAAGCACTCGAACGGCAGGACCGGATCGCTGTAGAACTCGAAGTGCTCGCGCAGCGTATCGGCGGTCCGCGTCAGTAGCAGCGTGCCGTTGTAGGTCGGCACGAAGAGTTGCACGATGATCAGGCCGCTGCGGCGAACACAGGGACCGTTGCCGATCTCAGTAGCCGCAGAGGCGCCAGGTATATCCGCCAGGCGCGCCCAGATCGGCTTCCCGTCCGGTTTGAACGGGCCCTTGGGGTTGTTCGGGTAATCGACGTCATCGCCCGGGATCGCGGCCCATTCGGTCATGCGCGCGATGATGACTGCCCGGATCTGTTCGAAGGTCATGAATGTCTCGCCGTGACGCTATGGAAGCTGACGCCATAGATGCCCGCCGGGGCCTGCCCGGAGTGGCCATCCTCCAGCGCGCCGGCGTAGATCAGGTTGTTCTGGATGTAGACGACCGAATACGGCGCAAGCGCCGCCAGTGCGGCCTCCCCCATCGCCAGGGTCTCGTGGCCGTCCTTGTCGTAGCGGTCAAGCGAGTAGTAGACCGGGAGGTCAACGCTGACGATGTTGTTGGCTTTGAATCGACCGGTATCGACTGGTGCACGAATGGTGATCTGCTCGAGCATTTCGATAGTCAGCCGCCGCTGGTGGTTGGCCACGGCCTGGCCGACATTCTCGGCGAAAGCCGACGGAGGGATGCTCCATGATCTCCCGCCTTTCCCTTTTGCCATCACGCTTTCCTCAACTGCAGGTCGTGGTGAACGCCGGCGGGATCACCGCCGACGCGCACGATGCGATAGCCCGCCAGCGGCCCGCCCAGAATCGGCACTACCGACGTAGTGCTCAGTTCATGGCCGACGGCGGGACGGTCCGACACCTCATTGATCAGCGCTATCAGTTGGATGTCGCCGACATGGATGTTGATACCGTCGATGCGGTTGGCCTCGTAGTTGTGGAACACCCCGCGCCCGGAGTACCGCACTGGTTGGCTCGTAGTGGTCTCGGTAACCGGATCGAAGACGCCCGGCCCCGGGTATTCACCAGCGAACTCGGTCACCGACTCGCTGAACACGCTATCGAACATCTGGCCGAAAATGGCCTGCATTTCGTCACGCACGGACACCTCCGATTTCGTACTCGACCCAGCACCGGCAGCCGGCGGTTTCGTTGTCGCCGGCCCCAAGCGTCTGGTCACCGGGGAACATCAGCAGCGCTCCAGCCCCGGTCACGAAGGGGCTGCCGAGCTGCTGGCGTTGGCCCTGCATCGTGGAATGAGTGTGCCGAACGCGGTTGTCGCCGACGTTGTGCCAGGTCTTCAGGACACTGCTGCGCTCCAAACCATTGGCGACGAGTTTCTCATAGACCTGATCCCGTCCGGCGCTGAAGGCGTCGTGCGCCTCCGTCGCAGCGATCTGCTCGGCGCGGGTCCGCAGCAGTCGTTCGGAATAGCGACCCACGATGCGATCGACATCCGGTGCTGGGACCGGGCGGCGCGCCTCGACGGCTCGCTCGACCATCCTGTCGAACCGCCGATCCCTGCGAATGCGTGTCAGGTACTGGCGCATCTGCGCAGGGTCCCCGCTGAGCAACTGGGCGCGGGCATTGGCCACTGCCTGGGCGTAGTTGCCGGAGAGTCCGGTGATTCCACCGGTTCGCTGCCCAGTCTGCGGGCTTCGCCTGCCGACGATATCGAGCGCTGTCGAGCGCGCTGGCCGCCCCAGGAGGTCGGCCATCTGGATCGTGTGGCGGACAGCCAGGCGCGTAGCATCATCGATATCGCGCTGCAGAGCGCGGGCGTGCTCCGATAGCCAGGTCGACGGCCCCGGACCTACCGGGTCGAACTCAGGGGCCGGCCGCCCCGGGAAAAGCTTGATTTCGAGCGTCGCGCCGGCCAGGTAGGTGGACCGCAGTTGCTCCAGGAACACCGCCAGCAGTCCCAGCGACAGCGCCGAGACAATGGAATCCTCGTCCTGCTCGTTGATGTATCGCTCTATCTCAGCCACGACAGCGGCATCCGTCACCGACCTGACCCGATCCAGATAGGCCCTCTGTAGCGCCGGCTCTTTCCCCTCGATTGCGCGCAGGATCTCGGCTTCGGTCATACCGTGAATACCGCAGGCATCGGGCACCGCAACACCATGATCGGCACCAAGAGGTCGTTGATGATCCCGACGAAGGGCTTGTTAGGCTGCTCGTCGCCGTCGGTCGGGCCGAAGAACTCCGTTTCCAGCGGCCCCACCTTGGCGCGCTTCACTGCAGTCGTCGCAACGTAGTCCGGATTCAGGCTGCCCGGCTTCAACAGTTCGCGCAGTGCAGCCTCGTATGTGGCTTGCTCAACCTCCCGCGGCACCTCATCAGCCGGAATGGGCTCTCCGTCACGGTCAACGGCGCCTGCACGCGGCCATTGCAGCGCTTGGGCTCGCCCCCCGGCTTTCTTGCCAGGAAAGACCAGCACGCAGCCAGAAACCGGCTGTTGGGTGCCGAGGCCGTCGATGTAGGCTGATGCCCGGGCCAGAGCTGCCTCCTTGTCGGCCTCAGCAGCAGCCGCCCAGGCGGCATTGCCACGGGCCTGGTGGTAGGCGTCAGCGCCAGCCACGGTACCGTAGTAGTCAGCCATCATCATTCTCAAATAGGTGGGCCATCCTGGCCCGGTCGACCATCCGTGAGGCGGGTATTACTGCTGCTCGACCTGCTTGTCGGCCAGGGCCTTCTGGAGTTCTTCCAGGGAGGCATCGGGGCCAGACGGCACGCCGAGGGCGGCCAATTGGTCGATCAGAACTTGTTTCTCAGCCGCTTCGTCAGCGGGCGGCGCGGCCTTGGCCTTGACCTCTGCCAGTTTCGAAACCAGGGTCTCGGTCTTGCTGTTGGCGCCGGCATTCACGCCCAGGGCCTTCAATTCGGCGAACAGTTGCTGGCGGTACGCCTCTTCGCCGCCCTGGCTGTCGCTCTGCACGCCGCCCTCGACCACCAGCACGCCGGTGTCCACGTAGAAGGCGAGATTCTTGCGGTCCTTGATCTCGTCCCACTCGGGCACGTCAACAGACGCGCCCGGCGGGATGACAGAGCCACTCGGCAGCCCGATGGGGGTGATGCGGTTGGTATTGGTGATGAGCGCCATAGTCCACCCCCGTCAGATGCCGTCGGTGTAGCGGACTTCCGCCGGACGACGGATATCCACGCCACCGAGGCGGAAGATGCCGGGAACTTCCCAGCGGATCGGACCGGCCTGGTACACCGGCAGGAAGCGGTGCGGCATCGGGATGTGCATCTTCAGCACCGACGGATCGCGGCGGTAGCTGATCATGCGCGCGGTGCCGCCGGCGCCTGCGGTATCCAGGCCGTTCAGACCCCGGATGGTGAGCGGGCGACCAGTGGTGGCGGTGTAGACGTTGTTCTTCTGCAGGTAGGTGAGGATCGTCTCCAGACCCTGTTCGTTCACCTTGCGGGTGGCGATCAGCAGGAACTTCGCGTAAGGCAGCAGCAGGGTGTCGGAGAACGCGGTGAACAGCGTGCCTTGCGTCTGGACGGTCAGCGCGGTGTTCACGTCGGCCAGGATCTGGTCGGCGGTGGCGGTTTCCCAGTTGCCGGTGACAGCGCTGCCGGCGGTGACGCCCGGGTAGTTGAACAGGCCACTGAAGCCCTTAGACGCATCGCCAGCCAGGGCCACGCGGTCCACGAACTCCTCGTAGGCGCGACGCGCGGCGGCGGCATCGTCACCGGTCAGGTTGATGCCAAGCATCTGCGCCTGGCTGATCTCTTCCAGACCGTAGCCATATCCGATGGCAGCCATGTGCACGCTCGACTCGAACTTCGACCGCTCGGTGCTGGCCAGCGGCAGGTCGTCGGCGTTGCCGTTGACCCAGTCGGCCTTGCCCACCTTGTCGGCCGAGTAGAAGGTGACGGTCTTGATCCACTCGGGCGCCGAGGTATCGACCGGGATCAGTTGCGGATACTGGATATCCGGGTAGACGATCTCGTTGACCTGGCGCTCGATGTAGGTGGTCTGCGAGACCACGAAGCCCAGAGCGGCCTGGGCGTCGAGCAGCTTGAATCGGCTCATGGTTTCTCCTTAGCCCAGGCGGACTTGAGCGAGTTGATTGGTGCCAGTGGTACTGGTGTCGAAGCGCGCACCGGCGACCTGCACGTTGTCGGTCGCGACGTTGGTCCAGGCGCCGGTGGCCGGCACGAAGTAGACCGGATCGCCTGCGGCGACCTGCACGGAGGCGGTTACCCAGATGGCGCCCTCGGTCATGACGCGGGCCGACTCGTACTGGCTGTACTGGTTGGCCTCGGCCTTGACGGAGCGGTCGCGGACGCTGATGCCGACGAACTTAGCGGCGGTATCGCCAGCGGTCGACGCACGGCCGGCCTTGTCGGCGGTGCCCTGCATGACCGGAATGCCGAACGCCAGGCCGCCAGCGGCCTCGACAGTGCGGGAGATCAGGGTCTTCGGGACTTCGTCGACGATCATGCCCGGCAGACCGGGTCGGATGTTCGCGCTGTAGGTGGTTTGAACGGCGGGCATTATTTGTCACCTCCTTTCCAGGCGCCGTTGACACGGGCCTCGTAGGCCGACTGACCGTTGTCAGCCGGGTTCGACGGCTTGCTGTCCTGTTGCTTCAGGTGGACGCGCACCGGGTCGTTACTGGCGGCATCCTCGAGCAGGATGTCGAAGCGGGCGGCGATGTAGGCCTCCGGCTTGTCCTTAATGGCGGCGTCGCCCAGCTTGGCCACGACGGCCGCCTTGCGGATCTCGGCAGCGGACTTGCCGGCATAGTCGCCGTCAGCGATCAGCATCGCGCTGGCGATCAGATCGGCGCGCTCGCGGACCAGTTTGTCGATGTCGGCGTCGCTCAATACCTTGGCCTTCAGTCCATCGATTTCGGCGTCCTTCTTGGCCAGTTCGGCGTCTTTCGCTGCCATCGCGGTGGCGTGGGCGTCTTGGATGGTCTTGAGGTTCGCGCCGGCGTCGCCGAGTTGCTTCTGCAGCTTCTCGACGACCTGGGCGCCCTGCTCGGTGGTCTCGATCGTGAGGCCATCGACCAGGAGTTTGCGGAGTGCATCAGCCATGTCATGGCCTCCTGTGGGGGTTGGTTGCGCAGGTTTCTTGGCACCAGGGGCGCGCGAATCCCCGATGCGCAGTTGCTCGCCGCCACGGGCGTGATCGACCAGGGCGAGGTGGTTCATTCGCATCGGGCCGAGCCGGGCGTCGTAGGTCTCCCCGGTAGGGGTCACCCCGTCCTCGAAAATGACTTCTGCCTCGAGCCCCATGGATAGCTCGCGCTTTCCCGCTTCGTAGTCGCGGATCGCATCAGCATCCATCAACACCAGGGGCACGCGCACGAAGTCGCCGTCTCGCAGGACCTCCGAGCCGGTCTGGCCGATGGCGAGCTGCTTCCAGTTCTCAGCGGTGACCTCACCGTGGTGGCCGTTGGTCATGGGCCGGTAGGCATAGGAACGCATGGCGTCTTCGGCGAAAACCGATTCGGGCGGCCGGTACACGCGGACAATGGGAATTTCCGGCTTGCCGACCTCAGAACCCAGGTATTCCTGGATGCCAGTGCGCGCGACGCGGGCGTCGGCCACGAGGTACCCGTCAGCGGTCCGGCGAACACCGGACACCGACACGGAGTCATGAAGAAGCATCGCTATTCCTCGTCGAGGCGATCCGCCCAGCCATCGTCGATCTCCTCGAAGACCTCCGGGCCGAGCTCGATGACGCCGCGGTACGGTTCGACCTGGTTAAGGTCGACGCTGCCGGGCTGGTAGGTGAAGGTGATGTGGGGCTGGTAGTCCGGCCAGTCCCAACTGGCGCCGGCATCGCGAATTTCGACGTGCCGCCAAGTGAGGTCAGAGGAGTTGAACAGCAGAACCACGGCCCCTTTGCCGAACTGCTCGACCAGGCGCGGGCCACCGGCGGAACAAGTCAGGTTCCCATTCGGCTTGACCGTCCAGGCCTGGGTGACCTTCATCCAGTCCACCGGCGTCCGGCTATACGCGATGGTGACGTGCAGGTCCTCTGCTGGCAGCGTGGTCTCGAAGCCCTGGGCCTTCGCCCAGTCGATGATCTCGCCGGCGTTCAGCACCCGGCGCGAGACGTACAGCGTGCGAGGTGCCGCGTCGTTCAGCGCCTGGCTGGACGATCCGCTGCCACCCTCCTCGTCCTGTTCGCCCTCGGGCGCTTCGGAGCCGAACTCCTCCAGCGCCGACTCCAGACCGGGCATCACGCTGTTCTCGACCAGCAGGGTCTCGGCGGCCTTGCTGAGCGCGTCCTCGGGGAAGAGCCTTGTCTCGGCGATGGTCTTGATAGTCTCGGCGGTGATCTTCCCGATGTCCGCCCGCTCCTTCGCCGTGGTCTGCCAGAGGCTGTTCCAGACGTAATGGATCTCCGGCGGTCGGCTGCCCAGCGCGGACCGCACCAAGCACTCGTCCAGCACCGACATGGCCGGCGTGATGTCCAGTTCTTGGCTCGACTGGATGCGATCGTAGTAGTTGCGCAGGTCCGCCTCGCCGGTAGAGTTCATGCCGGCGGGGGACTGGCTGAGCATCCGGGTGGCCGGGATATCGGCAGCGCCGCACCCGGCCTGCATGAAGCGGTCCATGATGTCCGGCAACGTGCCGAAGTTCGCCGACTTGCTGTCGTACTCCTCGTCCTTGTCCAGCATCAGCGTGCCATTGATTCCCTTCGCCATGGCCGCCAGACGCATGCGCTCCAACACCAGCTTCTCGTATTTCGGGTCCTGCATCCCCTGCATGAAGTCGGGGATACGGATCACGTCGACCTTCGCCTCGAAGATGAGGCTGGCTACGTTGGCCATGGTGCTGTCGATCTGCTGGATGGCTTCGAACACGGCCTGAAGGACCGAGTCGCCCCAGCCGAACTGGTTACCGGTGGCCAGGTCCTGGTCGGGGATATCAGCTCCGGTGAAGATCACCAGCCGGGACGGATGAATCTCGATCGCGCTGCCGCCGAGCCGGTACGCCTTGGGCTTGCCGTAGTTCGGTGACATCACATCACGATCCTGTTCAGTGGCCGACAGGTCGCGCCGGCTCATCACCGTCAGGTATCGGATGCCGCCTTCCTGGACACGCTCGGGCGCCAAAGGCTTGCTGGTGTCAGTTTCGCCCGTACCGATGAAGATCGCTGCGCCGCCCCATAGCCGCGCCTTGGTCAGAGCCTCCTTGGTGCGTGCCTGAACTTGCAGGCGCTTCTCCTCGGCCTCAATCTTCTCGATCTGCGCCTTGCTGGCCTGCCATGCCCTCCAACGCCTGGTCGCATCCTTCGCCGGGATATCGACGACCTTGCGCGGGAACCAGGCGCCGCGATACGCGTTGTGCAACTGCTCATCTGTGAGCACGACCGGCGCGTAGAAGCTGCCGGCGGCCTTGTCTCGCTCCGTGCCCAAGTTGGCCACGAAGTTGACCAGTTTGTCGCTCAGAAAGCGGACTACGCCCATTAGGAAACACCTGCGAGGGAATACTTCGTGATCGGGTATTCCTTGTGGATGAAATAGCCACCTGCGTCATTGGGGTGGTCGGCGCCGGCGGACTTGTCCGGCTCACCGTTGGTGCCCCACACCTGCTGCTCGAGGGCATCGGCGTAGGTCGGGCAGCGGTCGGGATTGACCCGATACCGCCGCTCGCCCTTGGCGTTGCAGAACATGGCGTTCATGGAGTTGATCCGGTCCTTGACCGGCGGGTTGGCGGCCGGAGCCGATACGACGAAGCCGGCCTGCTTGAGCAGCGCGATATCGGTCTCGCTGGCCCGGACGGACTTGCGCGAGTCGCCGGAGGCGTCGGGGTAGATCCTGATCTGGCGGGTCGGTCGGTAGTCGCCGTCGGCGTACAGCCAGAACCGCTCCTTGATCTGGCGGATCATGTCCGGGGTGTCGTACCCGTTGACGATCTCGTCGACCGCGTGCGGCAGGCCCAGGCGCTTCACGTGCACCACGGCGGCCATCCTGCCGACGTTGAAGTCCATACCCACGAATATCGGCTCGCCTGGCTGAACCATCTCCTGCGAGGCGTTGAGGGTGCGGTCGTAGGCGGTGTAGATCGTGCCCGACGTCAGGTTGACGAACTGGCCGCGCAGGTACGCCGCGATCAGTTGCGGCGGGTACGACTCCATCAAGGAATCGATGTAGTCGTCCGGCAGGTTCGCCTCGTTGTCGTAGGTGCTGGCTTGGACCAGGCCATACAGGTCCTGCAGGTGCGGCTTCTCGCGCAACTGCTTCACGAACTGCTGGAAGACGAACTTGAAGCCTTCCGGGGTGGTGGTGACGTCGACACGGTTGCGCAGGCCGTCCACCTTGTAGCGCATCCGCGCGATGATCTTGCGCCAGGCCTGCTGGGCCTTCACCAGCGACAGGACGTCGAGCTCGTCCACCAGGGACCGGCCGACCTTGAAACCGACGATGGTCTGGGGCTTCTCCATGGAGCGGCAGATGATCGTCGTGCGGTAGGCGCTACCACTGAAGAGGTGAACCTCGTGGTTCGCCTGGTTGATCCTGGTCCGCAACCCCCAGTCGAAAGCCACCTCCTCCATCGTTGGGTAGAAGATGTCGCGGATTTGGGCGTAGGTCGGCGCGAAGTAGCCGGCGTTGATGCGCGGCCATTCCCAGGCGTGCTGGGCGAGCCCTGAGCAGCCCACCCAGGTCTTGCCGGAGCCGAACCCAGCCACGAAGCCGCAGAACTTGTTCGGCAAGGCCAGGAACTTCGCTTGAGGCACGTTAAGCGTCGGCATCGCGCACCCTCGCGTCGATGATGGTCACCGCGACGCTGGTTGGCGGCGCTTCGTCCTCAGGGTTCTCCAGCAGCTTCAGTTCGGCGCGCTTCTTCGCGACATCCAGGCGCTTGAGCTCCAAGTCGAGCGCGGCAGACTCGGTGCCGACGTGACGACTCAGCAGTTCCAGGTTGCGGAGCTTGTCCGGCCATTTGACCTTGCGGAGCACGCCGGCGATGCGGCGGTCGTCTCCGCGGCCCTCGAACAACTCGGCGATCTCGATGCCGGACAGGAACTGGCGCCAGGCCCTGGGCCAGTCGCGGATAGACCGGAACGATCCGTCGTCCTCGAGGATGTCGAGCACGTCCATCTCGTCGATCTCGCGCAGGCGGCGGATCACATAGTCGGCCTCGACCTCGGTGCGCTTCGAGCGCTCGGCCATGGCGGCCTGGATGGCCTGGGCGACCTCCGGCCGCTGGAGCAGTTGATAGCCGATCTCCGTCGCGCGCCGGGTGCTGTAGCCGGCCCGAATCGCGGCCTGCGTCGCGTTGAGGTCTATCAGGTACTCGTCGACGAACAGGCGCTGTTTCTTGGTCAGCGCCATGGATCACCTCAACTGAGCCTCAGGATGGGCGCGATGTTGCCCTTGTTGCGGTAGACCAGCACCAGCAGCACCAGCAGGACCGCCAGCAGGTAGGGCGATATCGGCGTTGCGTGGCGCGCCATCAGCACGGCCAGGCTGATCGACAGCGCCTGCATGCCGGTCCCAGCGGCGAGGATGTAGGCGCAGAGCGAGACGCCGAACCGGTACGTGGCGCCGTGGCGCTGGTACGTGAAGATGCGGCAACTGATAGCGCCGCAGACGGCCGCAGCCGTCAGGGTCACCAGATCAACCATCTTTCCGGCCTCCGATCATGCCGACGATGCGCTGCAGAACGATCTGGAGCCACGCCGGCGCGCGGCCACCAATCATCCAGTCAAGCACGCCGATCAGGATCGTGACGATCAGCGCGGCGGTGACCAGTGCGGGCAGCCCGGAGAACTGGGTCGCGCCCCGCCCGACAGCCTCTGTGGCGGCGTAGTAGCCGCCGACCCAGGACGCCAGCAGGTAGCCGAGGCGCCTGGCCATGGTCAGGTCGTGGGCCCAGAGCACGAACAGCAGCGCGCCGGCGAAGCCGCCGATCACCGCATTGACGTCGACTCCGGGGATGATCGCGGTGGCAGTGAGCCCGACGGCGCCGGCTGCTGCTACTGCTCCGCTGCTCGTCGGTTCAGCCATGTGGTACTCCAGAAACGAAAAAACCCGGCGCCAGGGCCGGGTTTTCGGGGGAATCTGTTGATTGGGTGCAACTGTGCACAATGGCAAAACGATACCCAAATGCTCGCCAAATCGTCAAGCGACCCGTTTCAGGCGCTCCCGCTGGGCCCAGTAGGCCGCCACGCGGTCATGGTAGCGCTGATGGACACTGGGGCATTCCAGGATGTCCTCGCCCCACTCCTCCCGGTATGCATCCCCGTACCGCTTCATCCTCGCCGCCCACCGCGCCAGCTCCTGGTCCGACATCCCCCGCAGACGTTCAGCCAGGCGCTGCTGGTGATGCTCCCGGCGCTCGGCGTAGGCATCGGCCCGCTGCACCGCCACCACACCGCGGTCGACCTGGTGCCAGCGCCAGCCCGGCCCCTTCCGCAGGCCGCACTGCTTCGCCACCACCTCGGCGACCGGCCTCAGCGCCTGGGCATCCAGCTTGTCGACGTGGCGCGCCAGCCGCTCCCAGGTACTGGCGTAATCCCGCGCCCAATGGCTGGGGTCGATCCGACAGCCGAGGCGCTCCTCGATGAACAGGCAGACCTCGCCCGGGCGCAGTGTTTCGCGGCCATTGACGGCGCGCTTGTGCGAGTTGATCGCCGCCAGCGCCATCCAGTACGCCCGCTCGCCCTGGCGCTGGGTCAGTTGGCCGAGGCCGGAGCCGATCCACACCAGGCCGTGGGCGATCGCCACATCGTCACCATTGGCCAGCGGCGAGTACAGCGTGTGGCCGAAGTGCTGCAGCGGCTTCGGCAGCGAGCGGATGGCAGCCTGCACCAGGCCGGCGGCCAGCATGTGGGCGCTACGCCCGTTGGTGTCCTTGCGGTCGGGGTGCGTCTCGTTGGCCACCCGCCCCTTCTTGCCCAGCGCGGCCTTGTCGGCCGCCACCGCCAGCACTGAGCTCCGACTCTCGTAGAAGGCGTCGTGCCAAGCCTGGCGCGCGCTGATCAGTCTCATTTCGACTCTCCCCTGTAGTTTCCTGTAGTCACTGCTCGCCCTCGAGGAGAGGGACGATCTTCACTCGCACGCCTGGCGTTTCGCCGTAGCGCTTCCCCACCACCGCCTTCACGACCTGGACGTCGTCCTTCCAGACAACGCCGTTCAGGCCGTCGTAGATCGCTTTGATCACGTTGTCCATATCGGGCTTCTTGGTGGGGTACAGGCCGCCGGCCAACGCCAGCGACTTCCGCTTTTTCGACATCGATTGAGGGATGCTCAGGGCGATGTCCAGTTCGACCATCACGGGGCCTTCCAACAGCGCGCGACCCAGCATGGCCTGGTGGCCGGCGTGCGCGATCAACCCCTCGTAGTTCGCCGTCTTCGCCGGCGTGAACATCCTGGCGTGGGCGCCGACGCGGCCGATACGCGGCCTCCCCTTCCCCACCGGCTCGCCGGGTACGGTGAACATCACCGGGCGGAGGTCATGCATCACGGCGCACCTCCGGCGCTTTCCGGCGCATCTTGGCCAGCAGCAGTTCCCGCGCCTGTGCGCCACTGAGCCCATCCAGGCCCTGGGCTTGCATCCGCCGGCGGAGTTGCCGCTCGGCCTCATCCTCGGCCAGGTCCAGCAGGCTCTTCCCGGTGTCATGCTCAATCGCGTGGATGACGGGCTGGCTCAGCGGTATGTTGTTTGCCCACCGCCGGACCATCTCGGCGTAGTGGAACCCGAAGCGCTTGCGGAGGCGATCGTCGTTCACCTCGCCGGTGCGCAGATCGAAAACGCCAGTCGCCTCGGCGGCGGCCTTGACCACCTGGTGGCGGTAGCGGCACGCCAGAGCCTGGTTGAATGCGGTGTCGTGGTCCGGCAGACCGAGCGACTCCGGCTGGACGCTCAAGCAGAGCTCCCGGAATGTCGGCGCCGCCGGCGGCCAATCGAACCGGCTGCCCATGAACGTCAGCATGTTGAGCCCGTGGGCCAATTGCTGGCCGGTCAGCCCCTGGAGCACCGTAGCCCAGGCGCCGTCAGGATTCGGGTTGTCGCCAAAACTCGACGTCCAGCGGTGCCCGTACATCTCGGTCATCTTCACCCAGAGCCGTTCCAGCAGCCTGTCGGGCAGCCTCGTTGGCTGCGACGATGGCGTTGACGCGGTCGACGGCTGAGCGAGGGCCCTGTCGATGTGAGAGGCCGCGCTTTGCGGCACGATGGCCGGCTTGGCCTTCGGCGTTTCCTGCTTGGTTTCCATAGCTGCTCCTGTTCTGGTCGAAGCGCTGGTTGCGGAGGAGGTTCTGCGCAAGTTCGTGTTCCCACTGGCCCTGGGACTGATACTTCTCGGGGCGGTTGATCCAGTAGCTACGGAACTCGAGGAGATCCTCGTCGCGTAGCTGGTAGTTCTTCATGCCGTTACGGGTCAGTGTCGCGGGCCAGCCCCTGGCGCTGGGTAGCCAGGCGTCATGCATGGGGAATCGCTGTCCGGGCTGCGGGTCCTCGCGCGGTGGAGTAGTAGGAGGAATACCGGATACCGGAGGTGTGCCCACTTTTTCACTTTCACCCCCTCCCACATATCTGCCCTCTTTTTCCGGGAGAGCCGCGTAGTTACTGGGCTCCGACCCTTCCACATAACTGCCCGCTTCATCTGCCCACTTAGTGCCCACTTTTTTTCGGACGGATTGATCCCGTGAAGCCTTCGGCAACTCAAAAATCAGGCGCCTTTCGGCCAAATTGGGGCCCACCAGGCCCACCTTCTGCAGCCAGACAAGCGCCCGCCGCAGTTCCTTTTCGGAGGGCTCCCCGCCCTTGATGCCCTGGTGCGGCTCGACGTAGAGCTCCTCGGCAATCGACTTCCAAGAGATCCCGCGCCGCTCTCCGACAACGCCTGTTGCGAAGTCCATGAACGGGCGCAGGGCGAACACGTAGATCTCGCGGGCAAGCATGGGTAGGCCGCGTAGCGCCTCCCGCTCCTCGTCGTTGATCTGGAAGGACGGCACGGATCACCCTTCGCCCGCCAGAACCGACTTGGCCATGCGGCTGAGCGTGGTGCATTTCGCCGCAGTGGAGTCCAGGGCGTTGATCAGGTCCGGAAGGAACTGGCCATCCCGCGCATCGAGGACCATGTCGTCGAAGACGCGGGTCCCAACGCCGGCGACATCACCGAGGCGTCGCATCAGTGCGCCGAACACCTTCATGGCGTCCATACCCTCGGCCACGACTGGACGCACCGGGAGCAGGCCGTACCGGCCGGACAACTCCAGCAGCGCGCGTTCGCGCCAGGGTTGCTCCAGTGCCTGTACCCATGACTCTTCAATCCAGGCCGGGATCTCGACGTCGCCGTCGAGCCAACGCTCCACCCGCTTGCTCCAGTTCTTGTAGATCCGGGCGTAGTCCACGTGGCTGGTGGCCGCGCCTTCCAGGGCCTTCAGGTCCGGGTAGTCCTTGGCGCGGCAGCGTTCCGGCGCCCGCATGTTCAGTTCGATGTTCAAGCGTTCGGCGAACCCGTCCTGCGACATGCTGGTCCGGGCGATCATGTCCTCGGCGATGGCGATCAGCACGGCATCGCGGGTTTCGTGTCGAGGATTCGACGTATGCATGGTGGCCCTCCTGGGCGACGATGGTTCAGCTCGGGGGCGATCAACTGGCCAGGCGCTCGGCGCCGGTTTCAGGCTCTGGGAAAACATCCGCCATCGAGCACGACACACCCAAGGCGTTCAGTGCATGGACAATGCGCCTTGCCTCATCTAGCCCGGGGGTGCGCGCACCGCGCTCATAGTTCGCCAAGCGGGATTGTTTCCACTTCAACTGGCGATAGAGATCGGCCTGCTTTACGTTCGCGCCCTCGCGGAGTTCACGGATTCGATTCATTGACTGGCTCCTGTCGAGTCACGCCAACAGGATAAACACGCATTGTGATGATAGCAAACACAATTAGTGAAAGGGATTTATTGCAGGCCGTGATTAGAATCGACGGCATGAACACACTTGGCTCACGCATAGCGCACTACCGCTCACTCAAAGGCATTTCGCAGGCGAAGCTTGCGAAGGCTTGCGGCTGGGCTTCGCAATCACGGATCGGTAACTACGAGAAGGACACGCGCGAACCGTCCTTGGACGACCTGGAGCTAATAGCTAAGGTGCTTGACGTAACGGTCGCTGAGCTGATTGGATCGGACTCGACCAGTTCTGGAAGCCTTCAGAACGTGGAGCCTGCGCTACAGCCGTCGCGGGGACCGCAGGCCTACCCGCTTATCAGTTGGGTTGCAGCTGGAGGATGGATGGAGTCGTGCGACAATTTCCTACCTGGCGATGCCGAGGAGTGGCTGTCGTCCGAGGAGAACGCGGGGACCAATGGGTATTGGCTTGAGGTCAAAGGGCGATCGATGTTCGACCCAACTGGCCTTGCTCCGGTGTCGTTCCCGCCAGGGCATCGCATTCTGGTGCAGCCTGAAGGCTTCGACGTGATCAGTGGAAAGTTCTATGTTGCCCGCTTGCGCGGCGAGGACGGTCGCTGGGAAACGACGTTCAAGCAGTACGTCCGCGACGCAGGTAGCTCCTACCTCCAACCTCTAAATCCCACCTTCGAAACGCTGAAGGTTGACGACAACGTCGAGATCATCGGAAGGGTCATCGATTCCAGACCACCGCGCTCAGTGTTCTGAAGCCGGCGAATGGGAGCTTCCAAGTGGAGGACCACTCCGTTCTCGCCCTGCTACTGGCAGTCGAAGTTATTGACGCGCCAGAGGCGTCAATTCCTCCGGACATCCTTCCCGATCATCTATTGCTCGTCGCCCTAGATCAGACGCACCCCAAGCGCGCCGTCATCGATTCCTGGTCGCCATTCATTGCACTCGCCGCGCGCCAGCGTGCCCGGGGAGTTCTGGGCACCGACGAGGTCATCTACGGCTACCGGTTCTCAGCGACAGTACAACTACGGACACCACTGCACGCGCTACAGCAACACGGACGGATCGAGCGCAGAGAGCGCCCCCTGCTCCCACAGATCGCAGAGGAGCCGTGGCAGGGAACCTGGGTGGCGAAGACCCGTCCCGATACGGCCGGCCAGATGGCCTCGGACATCGGACCCATCGACGCCGACGGCGGTGACTATCTGCGTTTCCTCCTGCTCTGCCGCCGCATTATGGCGTGCCCGTTAAGCGATACCGATAAAGCGAATTTGGTGCATCGCTCCGCGAACTTCTACGGCGCCGGCGGCCACGCATTCGGCCAGTTCATCGAACACCACGGTGGGCCGGACGCGCTGCTCCGCAAACTCAACCGATAGCCCTCTCGGTTTAAACCGTGCCCGCCTTGAGCGGGCTTTTTCTTGTGCCGTGAAAAATTAATCACATTTCGTGTTTGACAGATCAATCACGTTGCGTGATTATTTGATCACGCCAGCAATACACCGCTGGCCAGGCCACCGAGCCGACCGCTCTTTCACAACCCGACAGCAAGAAATCAACAACAGATCGCATTGCCTCTACCGGCGACCGGCGATCCGCGCTCAGGCAATGCGGGCCTGGGCAACGCAGGAAGAACCTGCGGCGGACGAGGACCAGACCGAACCGAGCGAATGACCCGGAAAGCAATGCGCCCCGCCACCCCGGCGGTAATGGGCAGGAACCTGGCTGTGCCGTGCGGCAATCGGCGCCGCAGTCAGGGGAATGACAGCAATGAGCAACACCCGCGGGTTGTAGAAGCCCAGCAGGCGAACGCGGGAGAAACACCGATTTCACTGGCTGGCCCTCCACCGAGGGCCAGACGGGAAGTCAACACGCCCTGGAGGGCAAGAGGATGAAAATAGAGATGCCCAGAGATGACGGCGCCATCTTGCCCGAAGACCGAGAACAAAGAGTGGTTATTGACGGATCGGGAACACTCGTACTTTCCAAGGGGCCGACCGCAATCACCATCGCAAGCGGCGTAAAAAATTTAACGATTCAAAGACTTCAGGTGGTCTGTGCCTCTTTCGAATCGAGATGGCGCAGATTTTTCATTTTTGCGAAAGCCGCTTGGCAGTTCAGTAAGTAGGGCCCGCCCCGGTTCGCCGGGGCATTACCGCCCTGGAGGGCAGACGATGCAGATCGAAATCGAACTGGCGCCTAAGCCAGTCCCGCACCCAGCGATTGCTGGATGGCTACAGGCAGCGGATGAGGCTGAGCGCGCCGGCCTGACCTTCGCTGCGAACACTTACCGGAGCACCGCACGCAGCATCGAGTTGGAACAGGAAACTGGCGTTCCTGTATGCGCATGCTGCTTCAAGCCGTTCGGGCGCGGCGTCCTCCATCAGTAGCCCGCCGCCCTGCCGGTAGCAGGGCATCACCAGCCCCACCGAACTCTATCCGGAGACACACCGCTGTCGTCTGGCTCGCCGGCGTGTCCGGTTGCGTTGCCTTATCCCACTGCGAGCCAGCCTGAGTCGAGCTACCTGCGGAGACAAACGTGAACCGAAGAATTTTGAAACCCGTTGGCGAGGGTGTCCTGCTCGGCCTGGGACTCGCCGTCTTCATGATCGGTCTCGTGACCACCGCCCGCGTGATCTTCCAATTCGTCGGCGCGCTGGCCGGCTGCCAACCGTGAAAAGAGAGGAATTCCAATGAAGCAGTTCGCGAAGCTGTTCGAGTTCGAAGACCTGGGCCAAGTGCTCGTGATGCTTGATCGCGGGGATGACGGCCCGGAGGTGCGCCTCTACTTCAAGCCCGACGGGCTTGGCGTCTGTTCAGTGGCGTGCAGCAACTTCCCCGGCGACGAAGACGAGCAGTGGGACTACGCCGAAAAGGGGTTCGCCACGGTGGACTCCGAAGGGGCTCACAAGATCGTCGCCGAGGCAATGGAAGTCGTCCCGGATCGCCTGGGCTAGCGGTCCAGGCGGCAGAAACGCCAACTACCACCCGAACGGAGTCACACCATGCTGATCCTGACCAGAAGACCCGGCGAAACCCTGCATATCGGCGACAACATCACCGTCACGGTCCTCGGCGGCCAAGGCGACCAGGTGCGCCTCGGCATCACCGCGCCGGACGACGTCGCCATTCACCGCTCCGAGATCTACCAGCAGATCGGCAACGTCCGTCCCGTGCCGCCGGCGGAACTGGTCGAGGCCTGGAACCGAGAGCACCCGGCGCCAGCGCTGATCGAGTACCGCCCGTACCGAGGGGCCGAACCGCAGCGCACCCGCACCGTCGGCCGGGCCAGCGTGTCGCTTGGCGGGGCGGCGGTTATCTGGATCGAAGGCCAGTCGGCGCCGGTGGCGTTGCGGGCCTGCACCGCGATCTCCTGACTTCGGCGCCTGGCCCATTGCCGGGCGTTTAACCCACGGCGAGCGCCCGCCGGTCCAACGGCGCGTACAACGGAGGACCTCACCATGTAGCCCAACCCCAACGGCAGATCGCCAACATGCGGTCGAGCCTGTACCCAACCGCTTTCACATAAGGCGGTGCATATAAGTGGAGACAGGGCGCTTGGCGGCGCCCTTCTCTTTCCTGCTCCTGGCGCGGCCAGGGCACAGCGGAGAGTGATCGGCAGCCGAGTCAGGCACCTGCCTCGTAAGCAGGCGAGCCAACGAGCAACGCCACCGGCTGGTGGCGCGGACGGAGCCAGAGGGGACGCCCACGCGCCGATCACTCCCCGCTGCGCATGCAGCGTTCCCCCTCTTCGCCCGGCTCCGGCCGGGCTTTTTTCAACCTCCATTCGAGAGCACCCACCACGGCGCCCCACCGGGCACGACTGCCGTGTGCCTGGGTGCTGCCGAATGCAGGTGAACCACGGAGCACACTCAATGATCGACCCACGAGCGAACAGCCCGGAGAAACTGGTCCCGCCGGCACCGCTGCCGCACGTAAGCCGCGGCGCGCTCAAGCGCATCAAGCATCCTCAGCCAATCCCCACCAACTGCCCCTTCTGTGGCTCTGATGTTGAGTTGGTGAACAACAGCGAAATCTACGGTCGCGAATACGGCGACTGGCCATACGCCTACAAGTGCGAGGACTGGGACGACGATTGCGGCGCCTATGTCGGCCTTCACCCTGAGACCGACTTGCCGCTTGGCACCCTAGCCGATAAGCCGCTACGCGACTCTCGCAATCGCTGCAAAAAACCTTTTGAGCGGATCTGGCGCGACGGATTGATGTCTCGTGCCGATGCCTATGCCTGGCTGGCCAAACAGCTCGGCTTGAGCGCGGCAGAGTGCCACTTCGGACTCTTCGACGTTGACCGGTGCGAGCGGGCCAAACGCATCTGCGACGAGTACCTGGAAGCGATCTACACCAGTTCGGCGAGGTGGGGATGATGTGGACATACCGCGAGCGCCGCAACCGCGCGGCTTTCAGCAACGCGCAACTCGCTTACGACCGTGCCGTCGACCCGCTCTGGGACCAGCCGGACCCGGAACCGGAGCACGAGGACGAAGAGCAGGAGGACGAAGATGGCATGGGCGAATGAGCGCGCAGAGGGCGTGATCGAGGAAGCGATCGTCGCTATGCGTCGGTCGGTGATCCCGCGCCACGACCAGTTGGTATGGCGCGGCCAGATCGAGATGGCCTACACGCTGGACGCCATCGGCACCCGGCAATACGACGACATGCGCCGGCGGCTCGACGCCGCAGCGGATGCGAGACAGCAGGAACTGAGGAGCATCGACCTATGACCACCCGCCCCGTTCGCTCGATCATCGACGACCAACTCGACGACCTGGTGATGCCGGCCGACGCCGACATCGCCGCAGTGCTCGGCCTGCCTCGCGAGACCCTGGTGGTGAATCTCCCGCGCCGCATGGCCGTGACCATCAAGAAAGGCCGGAAGTGCCTGGGGGTGCGGCGATGAGCTACTCACGGGAAGACTACTTCGCCGAAGGGCTTGGGGAGTCGCTGGAGGAGCATGGCGTGGTGGCCACCAGCGAACAGATCAAGGCGATTGCCAGGGACGTTGTCTTGTTCGCAGAGAACATTGGACAAGCCTTCTATTCCCCGGAAGATCCAAGGGCACGCGAAGCCGACTCGCTTCGCAAGGAACTTGAGAAGGAGCGGGAAAAGGTTGTTTGCCGGGTATGTCAAGGCACCGGTAACACCGTATCGCACGGCCCGCACCATTCTGCCTACTCCTCCTGCTGGAGGTGCAATGGGGCCGGGAGGCATGCGCCATGAATGCCAAGCGTAAAGCCACCCTCCTCGGCGCCCTGGCCATGACCGCCTTCTACATCCTGCTCATCTTCGCCCCTGCCTGGGGTGGTCTGATCACCGCCGAACAACCCGCCACGGCACCCATCGCCGGGAAGTGAGCCAACCATGCAAACCATCACCGTGCGCGCCTCGTCCTGGGGCGCGCTGTTCGACTGCGCGTTCAAGTGGGAGGGCGTACACCTCCTGAAGATGCGCAACCCGTCATCCCCCCGGGCGCTGCTCGGTACCGCGATCCACGCAAGCACCGCAGCATTCGACGCGGCACGGGTGAACGGCGAGCCGATCAGCGCCTACGACGCCTCGGAACTGCTGGTGCACACGCTGCAGCAGCCCGATTTCGAAGTGGACTGGCGCGGCTCCGACATCAGCCCGCGCGAAGCCGAGTCCACCGGACTGACGCTGCACACGAAGTACTGCAACGACATCAGCCCGCGCTACGACTTCGTGGCCGTGGAGCTGACGACCAAGCCGATGGAGATCGACTGCGGTGGCGGCATCCTTGTCCGCCTGACCGGCCAACTCGACCGGGCCCGCATCAAGCGCGATAGCTGCGGCGTCGGCATCGCCGACGTGAAGACCGGCGGCGCCGCGGTGAGCCAGGGCGTGGCCAAGACCAAGGGCCACAAAGCCCAGATCGGCACCTACGAACTGCTCTACGAGCACACCACCGGCGATGCGATCACCGCGCCGGCCGAGATCATCGGCCTGAAGACCAAGGGCAAGCCCGAGGCGGCGGTCGGCGAGATCGTCGGTGCGCGCCAGATGATGGCCGGCACTGCCGAGCACCACGGCCTGATCAAGTTCGCCGCCGACATGTTCCGCTCCGGCCTCTTCCCCCCGAACCCGCAAAGCCCACTTTGCAGCCCGAAGTACTGTCCGCGCTGGCGGACCTGCCCATACCACGAATGAGGATCGCCATGAAATCCGAAGATTTGTACGTCCGCCTCACCGACCCGGCCGGCAAGCGCCGCGAGGTCATCAACCACCACCGCGTCTGGGATCGCGGCCAGTTCCTCGAGGCCCAGCGCAAGCAGCACAACAAGCCGGACAAGCCCGACGAGCACCGCGTCGTGAGCGTTGCGACCGAGGCCGAGTACCGGAAATTCATGGGTTACAAGGAGACAGCAGCATGAGCGAACCCACCCAACTGGAGCAGTTGAAGACCAGCGCCGTCGCGAGGTCAACCAACGATGCGCCGATGTCCCTCCTCACCGGCGCCGGCTTCGACCAGATCCAGCGCGTCGCAAAGGCGCTCAGCGCGTCTACCCTAGTGCCGGTGCAGTACCGCGCCTTCGCCGAGGTGAAAGAGTACGGCAAGGTCACCGGCTACACCCCGAACGGCGCCGGGCTGCCGAACTGCATCGTCGCTCTGAACATGGCGCAGCGTATGGGCGCCGATCCGCTGATGGTGATGCAGAACCTGTACGTGATCGAGGGCCGGCCGAGCTGGTCCAGCCAGTTCATCATCGCCTCGATCAACAGTTGCGGCCGTTTCAACCCGCTCCGCTACGACCTCAGCCAGCCGGGCAAAGAGCAGGAGGTTTCCTATAAGGCGACTACCTGGAAGAACAAGCAGAAGGTCGAGGAGACGAAGACCATCAAGGTTCGCCATCAGACCTGCACGGCCTGGACCACCGAGAGGGGCGTTCAAATCCCGACCTTCAGCCCCGAGGAGCTTCGCAAAAAGTCGATGCTTCAGTTGTGCCGCGAGTACGGAGTGCCCGTGATCGAAAGCCCCGAAGTGTCGATTCAAATGGCGCTCGACGAGGGCTGGCTCACCAAGAACGGCAGCAAGTGGCAGACCATGCCCGAGGTGATGTTGCGCTACCGCGCTGCCAGCCTACTGGGCCGCCTGTATGCGCCTGAGCTGCTGATGGGCCTGCAGACCGTCGAAGAGGTCAACGACTTCATCGAGCCGCGGGACACCGATATCCAGGGTGAAACCGTGACGGTGCATGTCGATGATCTCCGAGACAAAGAACCGGCGCCGCCGGCTGTCGCCGCCGAAGACGATGGAGACGAGCCCTCTCCGCCGGACGGCGTGAACACCGAGACGGGCGAAATCACCGAACCCGCCCCGGGCCAGCAGCCGGACACCGGCACCGACGAGCTCAATCTCGAGTAACCGGCCATGCCCAGCCTTACTGTCCTTGAGCGGTACGGCCAAGTCGGGGAGTTCGCCGCGCTACTCGGCGCGGCCGAGCTCAACGCCGCTACGGACTGGGACGAGCAGTTCCTGGCCGACCTCCGCAGCAACTTCCAGCGCTACGGCGCCCACACCTACCTCAGCGACGCCCAACTCGAGCAGTTGGAACGGATCGCCAACGAATAGGACCCATTCCCGATGAGCAACAACCCGCACTTCATGAACATGACCGCCGACACGCTCGGCAAGAGCTTGCTGCAGGGACTGATCCAGGAAATCCGGATCATGCCGGACTGCTGGCAGAAGCTTCCCGAGGCCAAGCAGCAGGACATCATCGACCGCCTGGAGCGCCAGGTACGGAATGCCGCCACCATCGCGGTCCACACCATTGCCGGCGGCGACCGCGACACGGTCTACGGCAAGCTGGAGTCGATGACCGCGAAGGACAAGATGAAGGCCGTATTCGTGGTGAATCCGAGCAGCCCTCACAAGGAGGACCTGCTGTTCGCGGTGAACAAGGATTGCCTGCTCATCATCGGCGGCGCCAACGAGTTCACCGAGGGCATGGACCAGGTCAAGCCTGACCCGGACCAGAACCCGCTGGACCTGAATGGCGGCGACCACGACATGGAAGACGCCGGCGCCTGGGGCGGTATGCAACCAGCAGACGACAGCGACGTCGTCGATGCCGAGTTCCAAGAGCTGCCGCAACTCACCGTCGAGCGCTTCGCCGGCCACACCCTGGGCGAGATCGCCATCGGCGTCGCCACCAAGAAGGACGTGTTCGACGCGGCCTGGCTGCAATCGCGCTTCGCTCTCACCACCGAGGAAGCCGAGCGCGTCGTTGTCCAACTGCTGGACCAGGGAGTCATCGTGCTCGAGCAGGAAAACGAGGAGTCCCGCGAGTTGAACACTTACCGCGTCGTCAAGAAGCCGGGGGATATCGCCCTCGACCTGGAGTGAGCCATGCGCATCACGAAACTCGAAATCACCAACTTTCAGGGGCTGCGTCATGCGGCCCTTGATGTTTCTGCGCCGGTGCTCCTGGTGGCCGGGCACAACGGCGCCGGCAAGAGTTCGCTGCTCGACGCCATCAGCCACGCCTTCACCGGTAAGCCCGGCCGCGTTGCGCAGAAGCAGCATATCGGCCAACTGATCACCGAGGGCGCCAGGAAAGGGGAGGCCCGCGTCGAGTGGCTGGACGATGCCGGCGAGGTGCAGGCCTGCGGGGTCGCGCTGCCCAGCGGCAAAGGCTCCCCGCTCGCCGACTCGCCGTTCCTGCCGTTCGTGCTCGACGCCAGCCGCTTCGCCGCTCTGGACGCCAAAGATCGCCGCCGGGTGCTGTTCGACCTGACCGGCGCCAGCGCCAGCCCGGCCGAGGTCGCCAAGCGCCTGAAGGCCAAGGGCATCGACCTGGCGCTGTTCGAGAAGGTGAAGCCCCTGCTCCGTTCCGGGTTCTCCGCCATGGTCGGCCAGGCAAAGGACTACGCCAGCGAGGCGCGCGGCGCCTGGAAGGCAATCACCGGCGAGAACTACGGCAGCGAGAAGGCGAACGGGTGGGAGCCGGAGGCGCCGCCGGTCATCGTCAGCGAGGAGGAACTGGAATCGGCGCGCGCGGAACTGCGAGCCACCGCCCAGGACCTGGACGAGGCCCAGCAGACCCTGGGCTCCAGCAAGCGCGCCCACGCCGACGCCCAGGCGCGGGCCAGCCGCATCACCGCTCTGCGCGAAACCGCAGCGCTGGCCGACCGCCGGCGCAACAAGCTGGCCACCGACGAGGCCAATCAGGACGAATGGTCGGAGAAGGTGATGGCAGCCGAGGCCGCCGCCAGCGGCGAGCCCGCCCACCAGCCGCTGACCTGCCCTCATTGCCAGGGCGCCGTGGACCTGCAGGCCGGCCAGTTGGTCGCGCACCAGCCGCCGGCGAAGGTTGCCGATCCCGAGGCGGCGAAACGTCTGGAGGAGTACCGCGGGTATCTTGCCAGCGCTCAGCGGGCCGTCGCCAACAGCCAGCGGGACCTGAAGGAGAGCGAGGACGCCGCCGCGCAGGCCGCCGCGCTGGAAGCCGAAACCGCCCAGGCGCCCAGCGCCGAGGCGATCGCCAACGGCGAACAGGCGATCAACGAACTGCGCCAGGCGCGTGACCGGCAGCAGGCCAAGGTGCAGTCGCTGATGGAAGCGTTCAACGCCGCCGCGCAGCGCCAGGACGTCATCAAGCAGGCCGCCGGCTTCCACGCCGAGGTCTGCGCCTGGAGCACCTTGGCCGATGCCCTATCGCCCGCGGGCATCCCAGCGGAGATCCTGGCCGATGCGATCGGACCGGTGAACGAGCTGCTGCAGCGCCTATCCGGCACCGCCGGCTGGTCGCCGGTACAGATCAGCGCCGACATCGACGTCACGTTCGGCGGTCGACTGTACGGCCTGCTGTCCGAGTCCGAACGCTGGCGGTGCGACGCGACGCTGGCCCTGGCCATCGCGACGATCTCCGGCCTTCGCCTGGCGCTGCTGGATCGCCTCGATGTGTTGGACCTGCCGAGTCGTAGCCAGGCCCTGACACTGCTGCGTGCCGTGACGATGGACAAGGAAATCGATTCGGTGATCGTCGCCGGCACGCTCAAGGAGGCGATGGCGAAGACGCCGACCTGGCTACAAGCGGTCTGGATCGACGCCGGGCAACTCGTCGACCAGCAGCAGCAGGCTGCGGCCTGACCCTACCTCAAGGCGGACTCGGATGTCCGCCTCTACCTCTGGAGGGCCCATGAAGCCCATCATCTTCGACACCGAAACCACCGGCACCGACCACAAGACCGACCAGATCATCGAGGCGGCCTGGCTGGAGCTTCCCGAGTTCCCTCACCAGTTCGCGGCGCTCCAACCGGTGGAGTTCCCGCACTACCACGAACGCTTCAAGCCCAACGTGCCGATCAGCCTTGGAGCCCAGGCCGTGCACCACATCATTTGCCAGGACCTGGTCGGCTGCCGCGAGTCGAAGGAGTTCGCCCTGCCCGCCGGCCCGCTCCTGATGATCGGCCACAATGTCGACTTCGACTGGCGCATGGCCGGCGAGAACCCCGACATCAAACGAATCTGCACCCTCGCGCTGAGCCGCTTCCTGTTCCCGGACAAGGACAGCCATACCCAGTCGGCCATGATGTACCTGATCGCGCGGCGCAACGGCCGGGAGGCTCAGGCCCGCGAACTGCTGCGCAATGCCCATGCCGCGCTCGACGACGTCCGCAACTGCGCTATCGTCCTCCGCTTCCTGCTGGAGGTAGCGATGGACGCCGGGCACGCGGCTGACACCTGGGAAGAGGTCCATGCGCTGAGCGAGAAAGCACGCATCCCGACCGTCATGCCTTACGGCAAGCACAAAGGCACGCCGATCAACCAAGTCCCGAACGACTACAAAGCCTGGTTGCTGCGCCAACCCGACGTCGATCCATACCTGGTCCAGGCCCTGCGCCAGCGGTAGCCACTCCACTTCAGCGCCCCACCCGGGGCGCTTTCTCTCCCAGCACGTACCGGACGCCGCCCTGTGGGCGATTCAACCATGCCTCGTGGGCCGCCCTGTCAGGCAGGGCGGCGTCCAGTGCCTGTTTCCTATTTCCACGACACCAAGGAGCCCATCGCATGACCACGAAGGCAGTATTCGCGCCGGACGATGAGGTCAGCTTTCTCTACCGGGAGAAGCATCGCTGCCGCGGGATCGTGCTGAGCAGCCACGCCCAAGGCTATGTGATCCTCAAATGCACCAGCGGGTACGCGGAGGGCAGAACGCTGGCCGTCAATTTCCCCGCCCTGACGAAGACCGCCCCCGAACCCGCCTCCGCAAATCTGGCCAGCCCACGCCAAAGCGACATCTTCGCCGCCGGCGCCCAGCGCCTGCAGATGACCGAGAGCATCGAGCTGACCATCCAGAGCATGCAGGCCTACGGCGCCGACCATGAGCACTGGGCTGTGGCCTGGTCTGGCGGCAAGGACAGCACCACCACGCTAACGCTGCTGATCTGGCTGATCGACACCGGCCGGGTCAAGGCGCCGAAGACGCTGACCGTGTTCTACGCGGACACGCGCCAGGAACTGCCGCCGCTGGCCATCGCGGCGCACCAGATCATGGACGAGTTGCGGGACCGCGGCATCCACGTCGAGGTGGTATGCGCACCGCTCGACAAGCGCTTCATGGTCTACATCCTGGGTCGCGGCGTGCCCCCGCCGAACAACAACACGCTGCGCTGGTGCACCCGCCAGATCAAGATCGACCCGATGCAGGCCGCCCTGGAGCAGCGCCTGGCCGCGCTCGACGGGAACGTGCTGATGATCACTGGCGTGCGCCAGGGCGAGAGCGCCATCCGCGACAAGCGGATCGAGATGTCCTGCGGTAAGGACGGCGCCGAGTGCGGCCAAGGCTGGTACCAGAAGGTCCTGCCCGAGGGAAAGGGCCTGAAGGGCCGGCTCGCCACCCTCGCCCCACTCCTGCACTGGCGCGTCTGCCACGTCTGGGAGTGGCTGAAGCACTGGGCGCCACTTGCCGAGTTCGGCGACTGGTCCACCGCGATGATCGCGGACGCCTACGGCGGCGACGAAGCCGAAGAGATCAACGCCCGTACCGGCTGCACCGGCTGTCCGCTGGCCAGCGAGGAGAAGGCGCTCGAAACCGTGCTGGCCATGCCGCACTGGGCATACCTGGCGCCGCTACGCGGCCTGAAAGAGCTATGGCGGGAGCTTCGCGAGCCCCAGCACCGCCTGCGCAAGGCCGGCATCGAGCGGCTGAAGGACGGCAGCATCGCCGCGAACCCCCAGCGCATGGGACCGATCCTGCTGGAGTCCCGCTTGATGGGACTGGAGCGCGTACTGGCCATCCAGGCCGAGTGCAACGCCGCAGCCGACCGCCTCGGTCGCCCTCGCATCAACCTGATCAACGCCGAGGAAGAGGCCCGCATCCGCGAGCTGATCGCCGCCGGCACCTGGCCGGATGGCTGGGACGGCGACGAGCCGATCGCTACCACCCCTCTCGACAAAGTCTTCGCCGACGGCGCGGTACAGCCGCTGCTGTTCGTCTGAAAGGAGCTACTGCATGACTTCCCTCAAGAAGCCTTCCCCGCTCGACTTCAAAACCCAGTACGGCCTGGCCCTGGACGCCGCCGACGACGCGATCATCGTCGACCTGTTCGCCGGCGGCGGCGGTGCCAGCACCGGTCTGGAAATGGGCCTTGGCCGCAAGGTCGACCTGGCCATCAACCACAACCCGGCGGCGATCAGCATGCACGAGGCCAATCACCCGCACGCCGAGCATCTGCCGACCGATGTCTGGGGCATCGACCCCATCGCGAGCACGAAGGGCAAGACCGTGGGCTGGCTGCACGCCTCACCGGACTGCCGGCACCACAGCCAGGCCGCCGGCGGCCAGCCGCGCAAGAAAGAGATCCGCGACCTGTCCTGGGTTGTTGTGAAGTGGGCCGGCAAGCTCCAGAAGCTCGGCCGCGGGCCCTGGGTGATCAGCCTGGAGAACGTGAAGCAGATCCTGCAGTGGGGCCCGCTGATCGCCAAGCGCGACAAAGCGACCGGCCGTGTCGTGCGTCTCGACGGCACCGTTGCCCAGCCTGGCGAGCGGGTGCCGCGGCACGAGCAGTTCCTTGTGCCCGATCCGAAACGCAAGGGCCGCACCTGGCGTCAGTTCCTGCGCGCCCTGGAAGGCTTCGGCTACCACGTCGATTATTGGGTCGAGCGCAACTGCGACTACGGCGACCCGACCACTCGCCAGCGCCTCTACCTGGTGGCCACCGACGGCGGTTTCGAGCCTGTGGCGGCGGAGAAGACCCATGCCGCGAAGTCCGGCAAGGGGATGAAGCCGTACCGCACGGCAGCAGAGTGCATCGATTGGAGCGACCTCGGCCAGTCGATCCGCAACCGGAAGAAGCCGCTGGCGGAGGCCACGATGCGCCGCATCGCGAAGGGTATCGAGAAAGAAGTGCTCCAGCGCGCCAAGCCCTTCATCGTGCCGATCGCGAACTGGTCGCGCGAGGCCGTGCATCCGGTTGACCAGCCGCTGAACACCATCACTGCCTGGCCGAAGGGTGGCGCTTTCTCCGTTGCCACCCCGACGCTGATCCAAGTCGGCTACGGCGAGCGCGACGGACAGGCACCGCGCGTCCTTGAGCTGGACGAACCGCTCGGTACCGTGGTCGCCGGCGGCATCAAGCACGCCGTCGCTGCCGCCCACCTGGTGAAGTTCCGCTTCGACGCTACCGGCGCGCCGGTCGACCAGCCGATGCCAACGATCACCAGCGGCGGCGAGTGCAAGCGCCCGGCCGGCGCGGCGCACGCCCTGGGCTTGGGCAGCGCGGTCTTGGTCGGTGTCGGCGGCCGCGCCGGCCAAACCGAGCCGCGCTCGGTCGCCGAGCCGATGTACACCATCACAGCGAAAGCTGACTGCGGAGTGGCCACCGCGTTCATGGTCCAGGCCAACGGGGGCTACAACACCACCCACAGTCGCCCGGCCGACGCCCCGATCAGCACCGTCACCAACAAGGGCAGCCAGCAGCAGCTCGCCACGGCGCACCTGGTAACGCTGCGGAAGGGATCGCATGGCGCCCCAGTGGACGGACCGCTGGGCACGCAAACCGGCACGGACCACCACGGCCTGGTCAGCGCCCTGCTGGTGACGAATACCACCGGCCACACCAGCACGCCGGCGGACCAGCCAGCGCCTACCGTGGCAACCGGCGGTCACCACATGCTGGTCACGCCAGAAATGATCGCCGGCAGCCTAACCCCAGAACAGGTCGAAGGCGCCGTATGGGTGGCGGCGTTCCTGATGAAGTACCACGGCATGGGCGAGAACATCCGCCCGCTGGACGAGCCGGTCAGCACCGTAACCACCAAGGACCGCTTGGCGCTGGTCACGGTCTGGATCAGCGGCAGCCCGTACGTGATCGTCGACATCCGGCTGCGGATGCTCAAACCGCGTGAGTTGTACCGCGCCCAGGGCTTCCCCGACAGCTACATCATCGAGCGGGGCCACAACGGGCAACGGTTCACTCTGTCCCAGCAAGTTCACATGTGCGGCAACAGCGTGAGCCCGAACACGATGGCCGCATACGCCCGGGCGAACGACCCATGGAAGCGGCGGCTACGCCCGAGTCCGCAGCAGGTGGCGGCATGAACACTGAGCAGTTCATTCGGGAGTCCGCAGCGCGCGGGCTTTCCCGCCGCGCCACCCGGCTGGCCCTGGGCATCGGCCCATGGGTATTCCGCGAAATGCTGACCCTGATGCCGGACATCGAGTGGCCGGCGAAGGGCCAGTCGCTGGACCACAAGCGGGCCAACTCGCAGAAACAGGGCTACTGCACGCCGGCACTCGCCCGCGCACTGGACCAGGCCCGCCAGGCACGCAAGGAAAAGCACACCCACACCGTGCGCGGCAGAACCGGAACCCTCGAAGAGTTGGTCGACCTGCTGCCGAGCCCCGTCTCGGCCAGCACCGTTCGCCGGCGACTCGCCGCAGGCATGTCCCTCGAGGACGCGCTGCTCTCCCCACACCTACCGCCGAAACCCGGCCATCGCCCACTTCAGCAGGTGCAACCATGACGACGAACCAGAACCATCCCGACGATCACCTTGCCATTGAAGCGCTCCACAGCCGCTATCTCGATGTCCTGACCGGACGCACCAGCGATCACCTCCTGATGTTCCAGGACGAGGCCTACGCGCTTGGCCGCGCCCGGGGGCGCCTGGACGTGTTCCGTTTCGACCTGCACCTGGAGCGCCAGCGCCGGTTCAGCGAGCGCACGTTCGGGCCTGGGTCGCGCGCCGCCGGCGTCGTCGACCACATCCGCAAGGAACTGCGCGAGATCGAGGAAGCCCCTGGCGACCTGGCCGAGTGGATCGACGTTGTGATCCTGGCCCTTGACGGGGCTTGGCGCACCGGCGCCACTCCGGCGCAGATCATCGACGCCCTGGTCGCCAAGCAAACGAAGAACGAGGCGCGCACCTGGCCGGACTGGCGCACGGCGCCGGCCGACAGGGCAATCGAGCATGACCGAGCGGACGAGCCGGTCGACGACAACACCTACTTCGTCATGCGCAACGCCGGCGGCGCCGTGTTCGTGAAGCACGGCCCGTTCTTCGTGAGCCAGGGCGGCCTGACGGAGGACTGGGGAAAGAACTGGACGCGCATCAGGGCCGGCAGCCTCAAGCATGCCCGCCAGGTCGGGGAGGAGTTGCTGCCGTGACCCAGCGCATCTACCTCGCCGGCCCCATGACCGGCCTGCCGGAACACAACTTCCCCGCCTTCCACGCTGAAGCCGCGCGCCTGCGAGGCCTCGGGTACCAGGTTGAGAACCCCGCCGAGCACGGCGAGATTCCGGGCTTCGAGTGGGCCGACTACCTGCGGCTCGACCTGCAGAAGCTGCTCACCTGCCAGGCAATCGCTCTGCTGCCCGGCTGGATGGACTCGAAGGGCGCCAGGCTGGAGTTCACCGTAGCCACCAATCTGGGAATGCGCGCTCTGCACGCGGAGCACATCACCGGTCCTGAGGAGGATGCGCCATGACCGACCTCTTCTACCTGCAGGACAGCCGCAGCAACGTCGGGAGCCGGGCCGTGTTCTGGCGCGCTGGCGGCGGCTACACCACCAACCTCGACGAAGCCGAGACGTTCACCAGCGCCCATGCCGTTCGGCAGTACAAGTGCCGGGAAACCGATCTGCCCTGGCCGGTCGACTACGTGCGCGCCTGGGTCGAGTACGGCGTCGATCACCAGGACCTGGAACTGTCCCGGACGCAGGCACTCGCCACCGCCCCAGCGGACGACCGCATCTACGTCGCCTACGACAGGGACTGGGACGGCAACTGCCTGGTCTGGGTACCCGAGGCCGCCGGCCGGACATCCAACCTGGCCGCCGCACGGACCTGGCCGCTCGACCACGCCGGCATACTCACCGCGCGCGGGCGCGCGCCCTGGCCGAAGTCCTACATCGACCAGCATGCCAGGCCTGTTGCTGTGGCGGCCTCCCTCAACCACAAGCAGGCCCTCCGGCTCTTCGGCCTGAAGCTACCCAAGCCGGAGCACCAGGGCCAGCGCCGCCTGAGCTACAGCACCAGGCTGAATTGCAGCGGCTGCGGACGCTTCATCACAGAGCATCAGCGCTTCGACGACTGCCCCAACTGCGGGGCAAGGAATGCACCATGACCAGATCCAATGCGCCGCTGGTGCAGAGCGAGGCCGAACTCTGCGCAGCGTTCATCGACGAGTTCAACCGAGTCCCCGGCTGGACCTGCTACCCGGAGACTGCCGGGTTCGACATCCTGGTTGTCCATGAGGAAGGCCGGCAGATCGGCGTCGAGGCCAAATTGCAGTTGAACGCCAAGGTAGCCGACCAGATCCTGCCGCAGTACTGGCAAGACCGGTACGGGGCACCAGGGCCAGATCACCGCCTGGTCATTGTCGGGCGGATCACCGAGGCCAGCCAGGGAATCGCGCGCCTGCTTGAAATGTGCGGCATCGCAGTGCTCGCGCCGTCCCGCGGACACCGTCGGCGCGACGGCAAGTTCGTCGACTTCCCCGAGTTCCACTTGCGCCACTGGCTCCAGCACTTGAGCGGGCCGCAACTGTTCGACTGGAACCCCGCTGAACGCTGCCACGTCCCGATCGTGGTCCCCGACGTGCCCGCCGGCGTTCCGGCGCCGCTGCGCCTCACCGAGTGGAAGGAAGGCGCGTTGAAAGTGATCGCCACACTACGCCGCCAGGGCTTCATCACCACGAAGCAGATCGCCGAATGCGGCGTCAGCGCGACGAACTGGACACGATCCTGGCTCGACAAGGGCGCCGAGCGCGGCACCTGGGTTGAGTCTGCCCGCATGCCAGCGTTCGACCAGCAGCACCCCGAGGCCTTCACCAAGATCCAGCAGGCGCTGGACAAGAGCGCCCAGCCCACCCTCTTCACCTGAGCCAACCATGCCCAACTACTACCCCAAGGGCGGGCGCTGCCGCGCCTGCGAGCGACGCCTGGACGACTGTTCGAGCCTCGACTTCAGCAACATGCCGGTCCACCGCCGTGACGGCCCCGACGTGATCGTCATCTGCACCGAGTTTCGACAGCTCAACCACGGCAGGTCCTTACGAGTAAACCCCAGGAGGAGCCATGGCTGAGCCCCATGTCGACTACCGGATCAGCGCCGCCGACGCGCACGAACTGGCCGGCGCCGTGCTTCTTCCGGCGGACCTGCGCCGCCAGGTGCTGGAGAAGATGGCCGCCCAGCGCGACCCGGCCACCATGCTCGATTTGTTCGCCCAGGTGCTGGGCATGGCCAACGCCGTCGCCGAGAACTGCCGAGCGATGGTCGAGTTGATCCTCATCGAGCACGGCGAACATCCGCACACCGCGGAGCAGGCGAACCTCCCGACGATCTTCGGAGCGCTGCAGGGCGTTGTCCTGGCCGCAACGGTGAACCCTCGCGGCACGTGCGCCGGCTGCGCCTATCGACTCGGCACCCCGGCGAACACCTCGCCGGTCACCACCTCCGATGCCATCTACTGCCGGCAGGAACTCAGCCGGTTCTACTGCCACGCCGACCTGGACGACCAGGGCAACCCAGTCCGCACCTGCGTCGGCCACGCCAAAGCCATGAAGCAAGACGCCACGAAATGAACCGCCCCACCATCTGCCGCACCACGGGCCAACGGATAGGCCTGTGCAAATGCTTCCGCTGCCGGCCGCCGGCGCCGGAGCAACCGGAGACACCACCATGTCATCTACCCAACACCAACTGATCGAGCAGTGCGCCACCCGCCTGCGCGGCATCGTCGAAGCCCTGGACAACATCCACGACAGCACCCAGCACCGCTCCCCGCACCGCTGGTCGACGGACCTCGACGACGTTCACTCCTCAGCCGAGAGCCTGCTTGCCCTGATCAAGGACCAGGCGCCGGTTCGATCGGAAGCCAGCTTCGAAGAGTGGCTGGCCAACGAACTCGAGGGCGAGGACGGCCAGCCTGTTCCGGCTGCGGTATGCGACATTGCCCTCGCCCGCCGAGCATTCAACCATTGGCCCAAGCTGGAACATCCAGCCAAGGTCGGTGGCGTCCGCTTCAGCGCTGGCGTGTCGTCGCGGCTGGTAGTCGAAGCCGCCCAGCGGCTGAACGAGTTCGAGTCCACTCCGGAGCAAGAGGCGGAGCGGCCGGAGGTTGTGGCGTACCGGACTATCGGGCGACATACAAAGCACCAGCATCCCCACTACGCACTGAACTACTACAAGCAGAACGCGGAAGATCAAGCTGCCCACTGGCGTGAGCGCGGCTGCGAGGTGAGCGAGGACGAGTTGATGACCGTCTCCCAGCATGAGCGAATCGTCGGGGCGTTGCGGGCGGAGAACGCCCAACTCCGTCAGCACAAGAACGATTACATGGATGCTGGGCAGGAAACGTACCGGGCATTACAGAACGAAATCAGAGAACGGGAAGCGGAAATTGCTCGTCTTGATGGTCTGGTTTCGGGCCGCACGGCGGAGCGCGACGCCGCCCTGGCCAGGGTCGCGGAGTTGGAGCACGTCCTGCAGGTAGTGGTCAACGCTGCCGACCATGGCTCATGGCCGACCACGGTGATGTACGGCATCGAGAAGGTGCGTGAAGTTCTCGCAGGCTCAGGCGCGCCATCCCAGGCTCAGCACAGCGTGCCGGATGGCACATCCGACCTGTGCCGCTTCCTGGCCAAGCTCTATTGCGAGCTGGACGGCCTGCGCTACTCGACAGCGAAACTGCCTGCTGAACAGATCGCCGATGCCCTAATCTTCAAGTGGCCTGTCCTCCAAGGCGCGCGGAACCAACTGAACATCAAGCGCATCAGCGAGCAGCCATACGACGAGTCGAAGCTGCATTCTGCCATCGCTGCCATGCTCGCCGCCGCGCCCGGCAAGGAAGTGCCGCAGGCATGGCTCGACGTGCAGGCAGAGCGCCGCCGGCAGGTCGAGGCCGAGGGCTGGACGCCGGAGCACGACGACAAGCACAGCCACGGCCAGATGGCCCGCGCCGCCGCCTGCTACGCCCTGGCCGGCTCCAGCGCTCCGAGCGATGGAACCGCTGCCCTGCTGGTGTCGCTGGCATGGCCCTGGGATGAACAGTGGTGGAAGCCGAGCACCGCACGACGCGACCTGGTAAAGGCCTGCGCCCTGGCGCTGGCCGAGATCGAACGTCTCGACCGGGCAGGCATATCGCAAAGTCCCCAGCCGGGAGCCACCACGGCCTCTTCCTGAGGCCAGTCCCGGCTGGGGCGAGAATCCTAACACTCAATTTCGGCCCCGGGCGATCGCCTGGGCGGAGAGGCATTGCCCATGGAAACCCCATCTGAGTTCCTCTCGAAGGAGGAGTTGGAGGCCATGATCGGCGCCAAGTCATCGAAAAAACAGGTCGAGTGGCTGGCATCTCATGGCTGGAAGTACGAATTGAATGCTGCGCAGCGACCCGTCGTCGGGCGGATCTATGCCCGCCTGCGGCTGGCCGGAGTGAAACCGAACGGAACGGTCGCTGTACAGGAACCGTGGACGCTGGATCTGTCGAAGGTGAGTTGAAATGCGGCCGAAGCAGCCGAAGAACAGGGATCTCCCACCCCGGATGATTCGCCGGACCAGGAAGCTGAAAGGAGGGAAATTGTGGGTTGGATACTACTACGACGGCCGCGGCGAGGACGGAAAGAGGAAGGAAATCCCGCTCGGCACCGACCTGGACCTGGCAAAGCTGGAGTGGGCGCGGCTGGATGCCAGTCCGGCTCCGAAGACCCTGCGCAAATGGGGTGACGTGTTCGACCGGTACGAAAAAGAGATCATCCCCGGGAAAGCGCCACGCACCCAGAAAGACAACCTCCTCTCGCTGACGCAACTGCGAAAGGCGTTTTCAGAAGCGCCGGTCGAGGCGCTCACCCCCCAAGTGCTGGCACAGTACCGGGACAAGCGGTCCGCGAAGGTTCGGGCGAACAGGGAGCTCTCCCTCTTCTCCCACATCTTCAACATCGCCAGGGAGTGGGGGATCGTCACGACTGAAAACCCGGTAAAGGGGGTTCGCAAGAACCGCGAGACGCCGCGCGACTTCTACGCCAGGGCCGAGGTCTGGAACGCGGTATACGGCGCGGCTCCACCGGAACTCCGCGACGCAATGGACCTCGCCTATCTCACCGCTCAGCGGCCGAGCGACGTACTGATCATTCGGGAGGCGGACATTCAGGATGGGCACCTGCAGATCGCCCAGGGCAAGACGTCGAAGAAGTTGCGCATCATGCTCGATGTCGACGGCAGCCCGACGGCGCTTGGAGAACTCGTTGCGCGGCTGTGCGAGCAGCGGCGCCAGCGCGGCGTAGCCGGCCCGTACCTGATCACTACGCCCGATGGGCGCCGGATGACATCCTCCATGCTGCGCATTCGCTTTGACGAGGCACGGTCGGCCGCCGCCGGCGCGGCGCTTGAGGACCTCGACGAGACGCTGGCCACCGCAATCCGTCAGTTCCAGTTCCGGGACATCCGCCCGAAAGCAGCCTCTGAAATTGCTGACCTGGGCCGGGCATCCAGGCTGCTTGGACACACCGACAAGCGCATCACCGAGACCGTCTATCGTCGCGTCGGCGAGATCGTGGAGCCAACGAAGTAA